TAGGCTCAGAGAAATGACTTGTCAAATTCACCTAAACGACGTGGCGGATTATCGGGAGAAATTAGCCCTACAATAAATGTTTTTTAGATTTATGAAATCCTGTGATCGTTGGAGAAAGATAAACTCCCCATACGGGGAGAAGTTTGCTTAGTACAATCTTATAAGGTTCAACCTCATTAGTATCAGTATTTTTCCAAAATGCGATCAGCAAGGTTTTTACAAATGGAGTCCCATTTAAATGTATCCAATTTAACGTCCTCGCTATATTCCGCGATACGAGTTTCGAACTCTGCGTTCATTTTATTTAAATCGTCCTGAGAAAACCCTTGTGTATTGTCCAATGTGAATACGTTGCTCATCTTTTTCTTCCTTGGCGGTTTCGGTCGCGACCCGTTGATATATATTATACTATCGTGGGCTACATTTGTAAACAATATTTTTAGAAAATTTAGTAATTTTTTCTAATTTTTTGCTTCTTGAATTTTTTCAGCGATTTCAATGAGGGTTTCTATTTTCGCATTTCTTTTTTTGTTTTTAATTAGCAATAAAGTCGACTTTCTCACGCGAGATCTAGTCAGTAATTCGATCTCGGTGAGAGTGCCTGCACTGTAAATGTAGTCCATCAATCTCTTTCTACAACGCTGAATAGTTTCTTTGATTTCTCTAATTTCGTCCATTTTTTAAATTCCAAGTGTTCCGAGGGGCACTGGTTCGATTAAATTCTAATTGAAACTACGATAATCGATCAGTTGAAAGGAATCCTCTGTCAGATGCTCCCCCTGCCAGTATGAGCGATACACAAGATATAAATCTCCCGTTGGAGATTCCCAGATTTCTTCATGTCCATATTTATTTTCAGAATCGTATTTAGAATCCAAATGTTTCCAAAATTTTTCATCTTGATAAAAAGAAAGCAACAATTCGTCGTATTCTAAATTTGTAAAACTTTGTTCTACAGATTCAAAAAATTCTTCTATAGATTCCTCGAAATCGCCAGCATCTGGAATAGAATATTTTACCTGACTTTTTTTCCAAGAAATTTTGATCTCGTCAGTATCAAGCTCAAAAATAGTTCCCTCAAAAATGTAAGGAAGTTGATTGTTAGCCTCAACGTAATTATTTGAGTGCGTTGAATAAATAATATCTGTTGCAAGAGACTCGTATTTGTTTTTAATTTCTTCAAATTTTCTTATTAACTGTCTTCTTGATTTTTTCATTTTTTCTTCCTTGGCGGTTTCGGTCGCGACCCGTTGATATATATTATACTATCGTGGGCTACATTTGTAAACAATATTTTTAGAAAATTTAGTAATTTTTTGAGAGAGGGAACCTTTGATTTCTCAAGGAATTTCTCTCTGATGCAACAGGCAACTTCCGATAATGTCTGCTATGTCACATCAGTGAACATTTGTTCATTCAATAATTTATTTCTCAATCCGCTTTCAAATCTTCACCCTGAAGGTTTGATTTATTATGGTTCTCTATTGAATCCGCAAGTTTATTTAATGATACCACGCAATCCATCGAACCCGATGATTTGTACCACCCGAACAGACCGTTGATCAGAAAGTGATTCACCACGTTCAGCGTTTTCTCGATCTGCTCGGGTGAGTCTCCGGCTCGAAGCCTCTCGTTTATAAAGGCCTCAATAAATTTATCGGCCTTCCTCTGTCGGCCTACTCCTGAATTCATCAAATAAACATCTCAGGTGACGTTTTGAAAAGTTTCGCAAGTTTTTTTGCGAGGTCCTTTCCTATTGAACGTTTTCCAGACTCGTATTCAGAAACATGAGAGCGCGCTATGCCTCCGAGTTTCTGGCCTAATTCGGTTTGAGACCACCCGGCCATTTCGCGATAAGTTCGCATGTTATTACCGGGCCCGGCCTCGTGACCATATTTTTTCCAGAATTCGCTCTCACGGAATGGAACCGAGATGTCGGATTTATTCCGTGAGAAAGTTCTTAAAACGTTTTTCATACAGCCTCATTATATTTTTTGATCTTATCTATTTCTCGGCCACGAGAGTTTTGAACTTCAAATAGGTCATGTGTCGCCTGTAGATTTAGCCAAAATTTTGGAGTCTGTCCAAAGAACTTTCCGAGTCGCATTGCGATTTCGGGAGTGACCGACCTTTTGCCATTGACCAAATTACTCAGGTTCGAGCGAGGAATGCCGGTCTCGATTGCGAGCCTATACTGTGAGACTCCTATCTCATTGATATAATCCTGCAATAAGCTTCCCGGATGCGGATTGTATTTTTTAGTCATCGATTGCTCCCTGTAGGTTCACTCCGCATAAAGAAAAATCTCAACCGGTTTTTTAAACATTTTAGAAAGTTGTTTTGCCAAATCTTTTGGGATTGGTCGTCTTCCTGATTCCATAGCTGAAAGATTCTGTCTCGGTATACCTCCCAACTTCTCACCAAGTTCAGAAAGACTTAGCCCGGCTTTTTTTCTATAATATTTCATTTTCGATCCTGGCTGAAGAAATTCTTTATTTTCTTTAAAAAATTCAGTATCCCTCCAAGGAATAGATTCCTCTATTTTTGTTTCTAATTTTTGCCGCACTTGGTTATCGATAAGATTTTTTAATTTTGGCCGTTGTATCGTGTGCTAAATTTGATTTGAGCTTACCAGCCAAATATGCTATCTCTCCTACGAGTTTGTAATTATCGCTATCAGCCAACTCGATGGGATCATTATATTTTTCCCGTAGGACGAGAGAGATTAATGTTTGGTATCCAATTCCAATACTATCCGCCTGATGTTTTATATTTGCAAGCAACGCCTTATCTATGCGAATCGTGACCGGAATCTTGGGCGAACTCTTCGCAGCTCTCGCTTGTTCGACTAATTTAAAAATTTCTTCTTTCCGTTTTTTGGAAACGGGTTTTGCTAAGTCGATTTTTGATTCTAAGTCTTGCTCAAATTTATCTAATTTATTTTTCATATCTCCTCCTCAATTTGCGGGTTGGTATGATCGTGATCAATATTATATCCTGTTCTACTATTTTAAACGGCACATAATAATATTGATCTTGTATTTTGATAACGAATGATTCTTGTCCCGGATGATTGCCTGAGGGCGTATCGATAATGTCGGTGATCTTTCTATCCAGTATCATTTGTTCTACTGTCTCGAAAGATATACCGCGTTCCCTTTTTAATTTGCTATTTTTGGCCTCGTCCCAAAGAATCATTACTCAATACTATAAAATGTATTTACAATGTAAATACATTTTATAGGAGACGATACACCTTAATATGACTTGTATCTATAGTGGCTAAATCTATCCTGTCGCCAATATGCAAAAATATTCACAGGACATTGACGTATCTATAGACGAGCTTGAACCCTATATTCTCCCAATCAAACGAAAACGTAAAATAGATCCCGAGGCCGTTGGGTCCCTTGCAAAAGGGATCTTTAGGGACGGCTTACTTGAGAGTATAACAATCAGCTCATCTAAAAATAAAAACGGAAAATACGTAATCTACAAAGGTGCACGAAGGACCCAGGCTCATCGCGCTCTAAGCGATAAGGGCCACGTAAAATTTAAAGTTATCCGCGCACGAAGATTGTTAAACGACGACGACCCTCGTGTTGTTAGACGAGAGGTTTACGGGACAAACAATGATGGCGAAAAATGGGCTGATGAAGATATATTAGAGATCCTTCCAAAACTTTATTCAAAAAATCGTTTTCTGGAAAATATGGCGGGGGCCCCAAAACTTGGTCAAACAAAACGCGCCTCACTTGCTGATGAGATCGCAGAAGACTGGGCCATGTCCCAGCGAACAGCATATAGGTGGATCAGTCGAGTAGTCGAAGCAAACGGCTGGAAAATCGAAAAGAAAAAATCGCCCTATCCCCTTCTTGGTTCAAACGAGTTTAAATTTGTGAGCAAGATTGCAAAAGAATATATTTCCGCTGAAAAAAAACTTACGATTGCGCAGCAGGCCGTAGATAATGCGATCAAAGAAATTTTGGATCCAAAAACCAAAGTCATTTCTAAAAAAGAATTTTTGGCGTTCGTGGAAGATTTTAAAAAAGGGAAGGCTCGTCATCTGTAATGCAAACAAAAGACGGGCCTTTATTTTGACACGTGGCAAAATGATCATGCTAAAAGTTGAAAAAATCTAAGGACACTATGATTTCATGGCGCGCTTATCCATTCCTTCGTTTCGTCTTTCGGCGTTGCGGAGGATTCTCCGAACCAGCGCACCGACTTGTAAACGTAGGCCGCACGAAATCGATTCATGCCGTCCTCGGTGCAGATTTGTTTCAGCAAATGGTCTGCGTATTCTCTATACTGAGCGCGATCCAACTTTTCTTCTCGCATCAACTGGTAGAGAGCGTCGTGCACGAGAGAGCCTCGCATAAAAGTTTTCGTATCAATCGTAGGCCCGCTTGGTCCATCCCACGCATACCCAGCCTCTATATGCAATAGGCCGTCTGGATCCAGTGAGATAAAAGTTTTTATATCGGGGTTTCCGATTTGGATCGGCTCCTCTGTTTTGATGTCAGTCTGGAAACTGTAGGATTTTACGAGTTCGTATTTGTAGTTTTTTAGACTTTTATAAACTATTTGAGCCATCGTTTTTTCCGTGTGCCTCCACACCGTTTCTTCCTACAAATCCGATGGCGGCGAGACCGGCTGTGATCGCAATCGAAGCCTGGGTCCAGTCTGCCTGGCCCGTGAACACGGACGCAACCGCTCCGATCACGAGAACGATTCCAAGCGCGGTTGAGATCCGGCCTTTCGTTGCGTTGTCGGCGAGTTTTTGCCAGAAAGTTTTTTTATGTTTTGTCATATATTCTAAATCCTTAAACTACTAAATCCATCATGTGCGTGTCGGTACGGAAAACATCTTTAAACACCTCGCGGGGTAGGAGCGACATGAACCCATCGAGTGGCTTGGAGTAACCTTCCGTATATACACCGGCCGGATCTGAAACCCAGAGGCCCGCGACCTTTCCGGCTGAATCGGTGCGGTAACCTACGGCTGTCAGAATATGGCCGCCGCCTTTCCCGAGGTGTATTCCGAACATAGGCTGTCGTTCGAGGTGTATTGCGATTGCGAGTTTGTTAAGAGAGTTGATTCCGACTTTCGAATAGTCTACCCGTGGAATTGGACTTGCGTCCGGAAACGCTTCTGCGAGGACCTGATTGATATAGTCTCTGTGGTTATTCCAAAAAAATCTTCGGTTGTTCTCAACCGTGTCGCCCTGTTTGTATTTGCCGACTCCGATCAAATACGCAAGTTCGTCGACTCGGCCTGATTTTTTATATTCAAATCCGGACCTAATCAGGTTATCAATGAGTTTATTTACAAACGCAGTTCCGGACGAAATAAAACACTGGTTGAACCTACGCCACTCTTTCGTCCATACCATGTTTGGGGTTCCGTCAATGTTGACATTGTCTTTCTGGGTGTAGTGATACGCCTCGGATAATACGAAATCGTTTTTCGTAAGGCCATATTTTTGTTTGTCTATTTTGCGAAGTCCTTCTTGAATCATTTGAAATTCCCACTTTTTTGGTTCTCTCTCATCTCCTGGAGTATTGCCGCAATAGTCGCATAGTTTTTATTGAGTTCGTTTAACATTGATTCGAAAGATTCAAGTTTTCTACGTAACTCAATTAAATCATCCGATCTATATTGTAAATCTCTTTCCAGCTGATTTGCTTTGTTGCGCGCCTCGTATGCAATGGATTCAGATACGTTTAAACGTCTGATTAAATCTCTGATAAAATAACCGATTATGGATGTGACGATTCCGAATATAATATTGATTTGCTCTTGCGTCATTGTGGAGGATCCCACCCAATTTGAATTTCTTTTTCGATTTCTTTCAACGCATCTAAAGACTTTGCAAATACTATTCCTTTCTTAAGAGCTGCGGCCCGTTGGAGATAGAAAGATTTTAAAACTGCACCATCTGCCAGAACTTGCCTGATCTGTTCGGCTGTGTGATTACGATACTCTTTGATTCCATTTTTATCTGTGCATTTGTACAAAACAGAAGCATTCAAAGAAACTAAATAGACCAGGTTCAATTGATCATCATGGTCGCTGCTATAAAAGTGCGGTGCACCTAAGGCAGTAGATGCGAATCCAGCCGTGATTTTTGACTCGCAAATAGAATTCACAAGCTTGATCAAGAAATCCTTTTTTTGAACAACATCAACAATCCAGCCATCCGTTTCTGTATAAATCTGATGAGACAATAAAGAGCCTTTTTCGTCTTTTAAAGGTTCGTCTTCCGTTTCCGTTTCGGGATCGATGACGTCATCCCAATTAAACAGAACTCGAGCAATCACAGTGCTTTTGTTATACACCATTGTCGGAGTAAAATCTTGCGCCATTCCGTCTGTAACTGTTGCGAGGAAAGTTTCTCCTAACTGCGGATTGTAATTCAGAGCGTGCACGATTTCGTGAATGGCTGGATTAAATTCACCCCACGCTTCTCCGCCTGTAAGTTTGTTCGGGTCTGGGTTGATCCAGACAACTTGTTTATTAGTTTTTTCTAAAATGTAATTCATTATTATGCTATCCTTACCTTGAATCTCACTCCTATAGAAGCGGGTGACGTTTCATTGCCTATCCGGGGTGTTCCGTTTGTCCCATCACTGATTGGTAATGTTGCGTTTATTGCGGCCCCGCCCCACGTTCCGCCGCCTACCATATTCCATTGTCCTCCGAAACCCACATTGAGTCCGTATGCGCCTCCGGCTCCGTTGCCAGGTGGCACTGAGAGCGCTTTCCCCTGCGCCTGATCCTGTCCCTCATATCCAACCGGCCCGCCGTCGTAATTCCCTCCGGCAGCTTTCGCTCTCGTTCCATGGACGCCCGCGCCTCGAGGATAGATCCCACGTCGATCCGGAACATTAAACGTAGTCGATCCGTCTCCGAAACCATACTCTGTATTGATGAGCAATGTCCCGGATTGTGACGATGTGAGATCTATAATGGCTCCCGTTTTGGTTACGGAGATCTGGAAATCGTTAGAAGTTGGGTTACGGACATAGTAACTCGTTAATGCTGTGATTCCTCCGCCTGTAAAAGAAAATTTCACGAGATCGCCTTCCGCTCTTCCGTGGGAGTTCGAATTGATCCGGTCGGTCGCGGGCGTTATACTCGTGATCGATCGGTTGATTAGATTCCAGAGGGTCGAGTATGTTGAACGTGAATAGGATTGGCCGTTTGCCTCTTTGTAATTTGCTGCAGGAGCTTGATCAAGAGAATCTTCAAAAATCGCGCCTAATGGTATTTTAGATGATTCGATTAAATCTTCTATGCCTTTTAATCTCTCTGAGAGAGTAGGTATTCTATATAATACAACATTCGAATAGTTATTCGGCAACTCCTTGGATACGGTGAATTGATTGCTGCCAGCTATTGTTTTTATCTTTCTAACAACTCCACCAGGGAAAAGAATCAATTCGTTATTATTAACCTCTGTTGTGGCAGAACCGCCTGTCCCATTCATTATTAGGTTATTTGCAGATCCGGACCATGTTCCGGATATTTGCACATAATCTCCAAAGAATTTTCTGTAACTTCTTCGAGTCGAAGGACTCCCTAACAAATCATAAAGACCGAACGCCATTCCGGCAAGTTTCCCCAATGTTGCAACTCCGCTCGTTCCGGTCAGAAAGTTGTCATTGTCTTCGAATTCCGTATTTTCGGCTCCCTGATCTACTGCGGCGGGATTAAACATTTCATTCGAAACGACTGACTCCGCTTTAAATTTAGAATTAATATTAGCCATTTTTTATATACTCCTTAATGGTAAAAAATAATCTCCCAATAGGTTCTGTCCCGAACCCAACACGAAATTGTTTCCACCTATTTCTTTGTTTCCTATTTCAAAATTACCGTATTGATAATGTCCCAAGATGCCTATTTCGATTGACATATATAAGTTTTTGATTGGTCGAAGCGATGCAACGACTTGGTTTAAAATCGCATCGCCCGGAGTGGTGTTTGTGTTTAAGTTTATCATCACATGACCTAGACTAGGAGTGTTAAGACGAGCGTTATAGGGTTGTGAGTCAAGATATTGCCCAAGTTCGTCTACATCGGCAATGACCGATTGTCTAACTAAGAACGATTTTGCCAATTTGGGGCCGAAAAAGATATTACTGTTTCCACCTGTTATCTGATCAATCTTGTCTTTCCAAGACAAATGAAACGATGTTGGGCGTCGTTGTATCTTAGGCGCTTCGTGAATTGCTCGACGAACAACTCGAATCGATTCATCTATATTATAAAACGCACCTATTTCAGAAGCCCGCTCTTCAGGGAATTTGGTCAGATCCGCTCTTCTGAAATACCGAATTGAATTTATCTTTTTTGAATATAAATCCCAGTATTGTTTGATCTTAGTAAATAGATTATCAAACTTCTTGATGCCTTTTAACGGAATTGGCTGGAAGGACAATATATCTCTTATCATACATCTTCCTGAAAGTTTATCATCACGGGTTTGATGATCTCTCCATACGATGGAGTAATTTGAGAGAAAGGATTCGTTATATTTGCATACCGAACACCCTCTATATAGGACATGAGTATGCTGGACATGTCGTTTGGTCCAATCGATTGGCCAAACTCATTGCATGGAACATTATCAAGCAACTTTTTAACCTGCAAAAAATCATTTTCTACGTTATATGTTTGTCCGATTAAATTTACAAAAGTCGTATTGATTAAGTTTATTGTAGAGGATACGCCGTTTTCATGGTAATAATCTTTGATATAGAATCCGATTTCACTCGTTCTTAAGGCGACTGCAAGAGAAATGTATTTTAGTTTATCTATAAACTTGTATCCGGGAAGCATCTGAATCTTTCCCGAGAATCCTGAATATAGATAGTTTACGGAATGTACCTTTAGATCAACTTGCCCAAAGATCGATTTTGAAATTAGAAGATCTTTAACAGTCGTTAGTAATGATTCTGTCGCAACCCCTCCACCGTTTGGCATGATATATACAAGAGCCCGTAGAATTCCCGTGATAACAACTTGCGCCTCAAGGACTCCTGAAACGGATCTTGCAATCACCTTGCCGGAACCCTCGTCCCAAAACATGTCATGAGTCCGTGCACGTAACGGCGCCATTCGTTTGGCGTTTAATAATGTTTCTGGTTCTGATCCGCCTTGGGCTTTTTGCGCATTGTTGACGGATACGACCTTTGGATCATTGCCAATGTATTTTGTTATCGTGTCCTCTGGTTGGTTTCCGATCGCTCCTCCTCCAACTGCAAAATGTGCAATGACAGGTAATCCGGGAGCAGGAATTTTTCCGTACTGATCTCCCGTTTTTTCATCCATGAATCCGAGAATGATGACAGACTCACCAGTTGAAAGATACTTATGTATAAAATGTTTATCTAAAGAATTTGAATAGGCTAATGTATCCCTTGGATAATAAAATTCTCCCCCGATATCGAGGTAAAACACATCTCGGATGATATCGGTTTCTCTGAGTATGAATTCTTGTGCGTCTGTATTGTTCGTTTGTCCTACTGTGATTGAATCTCTCGTCTTTTGGTGATAAAATCGTGCAATTCCGGTCGTTTGCCCCTGCAGTATCGTCAACGCTTCTCTTGCCTCATAAATAACCGGTGGTGCGGATACTCCGCCTTTGGTTGAGGCTATCATTTTTGAAATAGGAATTGTATAGGATGACGCAGCGGTTGCGGTCGGGTCGAGTGTAATGTCTAACCAGACGGAGGCAGAAGATTTCCAACCAAGTTCATAATCTGTTTCTCTGAAAATATCCGCGGCAATATCTCGATCGCTCACGGTTCCTGCAAATGCTTGGTTGATGGCGACATTTAATCTAATTGTAAGAAGAGAAAATATTCCTGCAAAAATTACCTTAAACCAAGTCGGTGCATCGGATGTCAGAGGATCATTATTTAGATCGGATATGATTTCACTGAATGTTGTCGATATTGTCTTTATAGGGTTGCGACTCATAACTCTGCCTCCTTGTAAGATTCATCCGCGACGCGATAATACCCAACGGAAATGTCAAGCTCTCCATTTTTTTTATTTGTATTTTCTATTCGTATTAAATCGTATGAGGTCGCGACCTTACGCTCAAATCTAGCGCTATTGGAATAATCTGATAGAGATTGCAAGACTGTGACTCCCGCAAATATATCCGACAATACCGTTACCGGCGTATTGTCTAGTTCAGGCAATGTCGTTCCACGCTCTCGGTAAAATGGCATTGATCCAATTGGAAGAGCCAGGTGTAAAAGGACTTCGTTCTCAGTTTCTTTTACAAAATCCTTTCCCCAGTTTTGAATAACTTCGTATGGATAATCTATTGTCATAACCAAGGCTCGATTGTATAGGGTGGTATGAGTAACATAGATTGTCCTGTTCGAAGCCAATTACAGACTTGATTGGCGATCGACGAACAATTCGAATCATAATCAGTGGCGCTTGAATTAAGCGTAAGTGAAGCAGGCGGAGGGGTTGCATTGTATCCAGCCATTCCCTGCCCTAATATCAATGCGAATTGGCTTACCGCTTGTTGCAATATTTCTAATGTCATTATCTCCGCGCCAACTATTGCCATAAAAGCATCTTTGGCGGCTTGTGCCGTTGTAGACGTTGGTGTAATATTTTTTGCACATTCGTATAGCGCGTTTCCCCATCCCTGATTCGCTCTTTGGATTGCTTCCGTTCTGGTTTGTGGATCACCCACGTAGTTTGAAGAATGAGGATTGCAGAATTTTTCCAATTCGCTCTTGAATGCGCTTTCAGAAATCATGGGTGTAGTCCTGGGATCCTGGATATTGTGGGTCCGAGTGGAGTCATATACCCATCTGTCAAAGCGCTCCTCCCGCTTGGTAAAAACTTTACATCCATGTTGTCCATTGCCGTAATTCCCTGAGTGTCGATTTTGATTTTCCTGGTTGGCGAACCGACTTCTATATCAATAGACTCATTCCCGTGTTTTGTCTTTATACCTCCGTATTCGGTTACAAATTTGCTATTTGTTTTGTCGTAGTAGAGTGTGAAAATAGATCCTGTTGAATCTTCAAACTCAAACAAAATGTTTAAACCGAATCCCGACTTTTTAAATTCATATTCAAACGGGTTTTGTGCTTTGTAGAGAATTCGATCGGAATTTCCGTTTGGGAATGTGATTCGTATCTTGTCACCAATCTCCGGAAGGACGTGTGAAAACAACACAGACCCGGGCCATGCGGTAAGCCAGTTTTCTGAATTACTCTCTTCTGCACCATTTGACAAGTCGGAACAAAATACCTGGATAGATCCGGCATTATCTCCCGTCTCTGTAATTTCTTTTACGATTGCCTCGTGCTCTATTAAGTAAAACAATTCCTCTTGTGTCACTTTACGATTTAGTAAAATATCTTCTGATGGAATTTCCGGGTTGAAACTCATCGTTTCAACCCCACGTCCTGTTTAACTCCGCTCGCATCATGTGTCCATGTGTGTTTTGCAAGTCTCCAAAGTTTTGCCTTTGCATTTTTGCGGCACGAGCGAATATCCGGAGGAATTACAGTCCAACCCCTTTCGTCTATCGGGCCTAGATGTACCTTATCTCCGATTTGGTACAACGGATTAGGGACGGTTGAGCAACTGAATGTCCATCCATTTTGCTCAGGCATAGTTGAGTTTTTTTGTCGGGTAAAGTATTGACTGAAATCTCCGTGTATTGGCCCGTCTTTCTCTGTTATTTGATCATCAGGCAAAATAAATTCTTCATAACTTGCGTTCATGATTCGATTGAGTTCCGCTGTTGCTTCATCCTGATTGCCTCTCGCCTTCTCGTTTACCTTATCCATATTCAGAACCCATGTTGTAGTAGATTCAGTTTCCGATGAATGAAAAGTAGCAACAGGGCGACCGTTTTGATCATAGGTCATACTTGCAGAAGATCCTAAAGATGAACCTGGGCCAAGATCATAGCTTGGCTCCCCTACAATATTTGCCTGATCATTACCATAATTTAATATATGGTATTGCCCCATTCTATATGATAATTCTTGTTTAGACTTTTCGTGAACTTCCTTTGTATCTCTAAAATGTAAGATTTCCGTTCCCTTGTCATCACGAGTGGAATAGACTACGCATCCATATTTTTCAGCTTGTCTACGAATAAATTGGAAATTAGTTTCAAATGCTTGTACTAGAGGATTTCTTTTTGTAAGCAGCTCTCCTTGACGCGGAAAAGATATATTAACCTTTTTAAAATCAAGTAGATTTGCAATGGTTCGAATCGCATCTTCTACAGTGCCTGTATTAAATTCTTTCGTTAATCTTGGCCTACCCGCAAATTTTCCAGTACGTAAGGTAATTGTTCGCATATGATTCCCTCCCTGAAAATATCCGTTGGAAGTAAGAACAACCGCACAACTAATTAAATTTTTGAAGGATCCCCTTATCTCATCTGCACCAAAATCTAAAAGCCCAGGAAGGTCACTGGATGCATCAAGTCCCCACTCTACTGAAAACGTTTGTCCGCGTGATAATATTTTGGTGTCAAGTCCTACATTGTCTTTAATCGTAAGGCTAATAATTGTATTCATAAACATTTCTTCTTCTACGCTAAAAGAAAGGATATTGAATCCAATGTCAGAGTCCTTATATTCCAAATCCGCAAACTTTGGATTTAAAGCTTTTATTTTAAAATAATACTGTCGTTTTGGTCCTGGTAGTATCATAACGGAATTCTTACCTCATTCATTTTTGTTATATCAAATCTGTTTTCTGATAAATACGTTGCGTTTGCTTCGCACAAATTCATAAGTTCTTCATAGGATCCCATTTCTTCCAGTGCGATATGGTCCAAGTCTCTTCCGTTAGAATTCACAATGCGAATGGCAGAGGGCGTAGTTATCCTGTGCAATAATCTTAACGTAACCGTTTCCCCTGTAACCGGGTCCATGTATTCTTTTGGTCGTACATTGCCGAATTCTAACATGTTTAAAACGAACTCCTTCCCGCTAATCGTTGTGCGATTCCTACGCCTGCGCCTATGTTTCTAACAATCTTCCACATTTTAAACATGCCCTGATCCTCTAAATATCTCATCGTAAAAGTGCATTCCGTAAACTGCGAGAATCCGTTTCTGTTCGTGAGATCTCGTTTGTGGTTTAGTTTGATATCCTCTACGATTACGGGTAAAGGGGGTCTGTGTGTTCCCCAACCTGAATAAATACACGTAGGATTTTGTTTCCATTGTGGGGAATCTGTTACGAGGGATATGTCTATCTGATGGCTTCTTGCTCGCTCTACTGCATATAGATCCAACATGTTTCCTGTCGTTTTATTTAAATTAACAATCGGAACGGTGAACGTGATTTTTGTATTTTCGTTTCGTACATGATCTACTGGCGCATAGTCAAGTCCAGGCATGGGATAGTCCTGGAAGATGGATTTTTTTTCATCCGATATGTCGGAAGGAAGCAACTTGTTTGTGATCAACATTGCCTGTAGCAGATTTTGTGGAGACGACAAAACAGATGATACATTCGGGAGAACTAAAATCCACCAGTTGTTAGTTTTCTTTCTCATCGTAACGCTTTCCGCGTTGTATCCGTTGGCATGTAAAATAATTCCGTTAGTTCTCGTGCCGAGGCTAATCAGGAGTGGTTTTAAAATGCAACTAAAATTTTATGTCCTATGAATTTATTTTTAAGACGGTTCTTTTGCGAACGGGACATATTTAAGAATTCTGTTATTATCAAAATTACTTGTGTTTGTAGCAGGAGTATACAGATTGCGTCAAATTATGAGATATTTATCAACTTTAGTTGTCATGTTTTGTTTGTTGCAGTGTCGTCCGGATGATCCACGGAGGCAGGAAAGTGTAGGGCCGGATCTGCTGCCAGGGGCGTATAGGGTTAGTTTGCCTGATGTGGAGTATAAATATCTACATGTAGATGATGAGCTTTTTTCAGAGGATCGTTTCCCGCTTAGTTTTCGATTGGTTGAAGATTCTCGCAGGGGGCTGTTTGGATTTATTGATCGTAATGGAAATGTTGTAATCGAGTTTCGATCCGATAACCAAACGCCAGAAATATCCCACCATCATTGGCCATTTAAAGAAGGCCTCACGGTTGTTCAGTATGTAACCGGAGACGAATATAAAGAATATTGTTTGCAAAGAATGAAAAAGGCATTAGGAAAAGAATTCGATCCATCTATGAATTCTATCTATCAATGCGAAAATCGGATATACGATATGATTGATAATACTGGTAAGATCACGCTTAGTGCGCCAGTCTTTTCGCTTCAACCATTTTCTGAGGGTTTGGCGGCATCAAGCTTTAATAACAAGGGCAGGTATGGATTTATTGACCGATCCGGAAAAATAGTAATTCCTGAGATCTATGACCACACTTCGGATTTTAATGATGGTTTAGCTTTAGTAAAATTAAAGAAAGAAACCTTTTTTATTAATAAAAAAGGTAAGAAGGTTTTTGGAAATCCATATAATCCAGAAGATGCCAGATATTTCAGTGATGGCATGTCGGTTATAAGAAAGGGCGGCAACACAAAACCGCTTATATTCCTAGGAGCTTATATTCAAGATTATTGGGACGGCGGGCTCTTGGGCTACATGAACACAACTGGCAAAGTTGTGATTGAGCCTAAATTTAGCAGAGCAAACTCCTTCCACGATGGCCTTGCTTACGTCGAAGCACCAAACGGAGAAAAGGGATACATTGATAAAGCTGGAAAATTTAAAATCCAATTCAAAGACCTTGAAACATCACGTAGTTTTTCCGATGGTCTTGCATATGTAGAATTCATTGATGATAACTTTGACAAAAAAATAGGGTTTGTTGATACATCAGGCAAACTAGTTTTGGATCTCATCGGTGGTTTCTTGTCATCTCAATACGATAAAGTAGGTGACTTTTCCGAAGGCCTCGCAGTCGTCTACACAAAGGACCCCAATCGCCGTATGCTGTTTATCGACAAGACCGGTAAAGTTGCGTTTGACGTGAACGACATTAACCGCAAGATTTGGGAGCGATTCAAAAAACACTAATCCTTTCTCCTAAACCCAAACTCCTCCAATTTTTACAACTGGAGGAGTTTGGGTTTTGTAAGTATCAAAGATATGATCCTTTATTTAGTTTTATTATCCAATTGATTATATGCGCCCTTTGTCACTTCTCCTCTCGACTTGCCCGCAACTGCCGTCACCACTGCCGGCGCATCGGACGCGTTTACATGTATGTCGACCTTTCGATTATCATTATTATGTATAGAATTATTCCCTGTTTGACTTTTGCTTTTGATGAGCGGAGAAGACGGATCGTTTATACCGTTAATGTTTTCTCCCAAGTTGTTTGGATTTCCATTTCCTCCATTATCGCGATTTGAATCATTACTAGTATTGCCCGGAAACATTTTATTCCAAACGTTACTGATCGGTTCAAAAGCATTTTTGATTTTATCCACAAAATGATTAAGCTTCACAGTTATCTTGTCCCAATACTTACTGAATGTAGTTGAGATTCCTTGCCATATCCCACTAATCCAGTTCTTAAATTCATTTAACTTTGTCTTGATCCAGTTAAAACCATTTGTGAACTTTTGAACAAATATTTCTATGAATGGATGTTTGATAAAAATATCATACATTGTATGTCCGAAATCAATGATCGCCTTTTTAGGATCTTTAAAAAGTCCTACAAGCAATCTCACCAATGCAATAAAATATCTTATTGATGATATTACTGCATACCCAATCACCTTACCAATAAACTGGAATGTTTTTGCAATCCAACTCACATCACCTTCAGATTGCAAAAAAGAAAATGCAGATGCTAGTTCATCTATCAACATGTGGAGTTCCGAAATAGTGGGCATTAGATTGGATACAAATCCTTGTACGAATCCGTCTATAAAAGGTATAATAACTTCTTTCCAGAGCCATCCGATTGTAGCACCGATGCCTTTAATAAGCGGTTCTAACATAGCTTGAAAAAATGCGAAGAAAAACGCAACTTTAAGCATTAAGAAATTCATATAATTCATGAATCCCTTCATGGTAATTTCGCCGCCACCTATCGCTTTCCACATCGAACTAAGCCCGGCTTTAATTAAGTTAAAATAACCAAGAACTACTGATTTAACAATCCTGAATGCAGATACTAAAAGAACTCCAATCTGAACAAATACGATTCGGTTTTCTCTTACCCATTTAAAAAATTTAAAAAACAATGGCATCAGCTCTTTACTCAATGGATAAAGGAGATTGGCAGAGATAACTTTCCCGGCCATCTCAAAACCTTGAGAGATAAAAGGCATTTGTTCTTTGATAGTAGCAATACCTGTTTGTAAAAGTCCTACACCTGCATTGTAAAGCGCCATTCCCTTGGCGACTGCAAACGCACCGACCCCTCCGCCACCTTCGCTTTTTGGACTTGCTATTGTTTTTTCTGGAGGGCCTTTCTTTTCCTGTCCTTTAAATTTTTTGTAAAGAGCATTCAGTTTATTTAATTTATCTACAGAGTAGTCGTAGAATTCTCGGATTCCATCCTTCGGAAATTTTGCGTAGTATTTAGCATATAGTAGATAGTCGCCTACCGATGCGCGAATACGGGTCGATGAATTTTTAACTCGATCGCCAATAGATTTAAAACCGGCTGCGAAACGCCTTTGCGCAGCCTCGGCCTTTTCTATATCAAAGACGTACCGTATGCCAATCGTATCCATCATCTATTTTCTTTTTCCTCGCGCTCTCGTTTCTCTAGGATCTTTGCAATCAGTCTCTCATACTCAGTCCATTCCATAGAATAGATTTCAGATTTGGAGATTGTCCCTTTTGTTTCATCTATGATTGCAAAATATTCCTCTAATAAAACATCTTCGTTAAAGTCTACGTACTGCAGATTTCGTAAAATATGATCCCAAGTTATTTCTTCTTTCCAGTAAGCATGCTCCCCGGATTTGGTCGGAGAGCGTAGACGAAAAAATTTTCAAACGGTAATTCAAATCCGTATTCGTTTCTGCAATGTTCGCATATGATTCCCGCAGGCTTAAGTCCATATTCGTACAAATGTTCGTATATTTGATCGTAATAATTAATGTGGCTGAGTTGGAATAAGCGATCAGGTCTGTGAGCAAATTTGTTTTTTATGTCTTTCACATCCTCAATCTCGTTGTCTTGTCCACTCCAAGTAAAATCGCAGTCGATTAAAAGATCAAAATACAGAAGATCATTAAGAGCCTTTGGAGTTTTTGCCGTTTTAACGACCTTCATCATATCTTCTAGGGTATGAGGTCGAAACGTCATAGACGTTATTTCTAAAATGTCTTCTCCATCCTTACCAAATCTGTGGAATGTTAAACATTTCTTACGACGCTCAAAATCGTCTTTACTCTCTCCTCCAAATGGCTCGACGAACATTTCGGGATTCTTTTTTTCATCCATGACCACGATCTTAAAATTAACATTGTTATCCGAAATGCCTTCAACATTAAAGCGATCCAATGAAATGCGATCATCATTTTCCCCCTGTCTTGTATGAAAGTTTTCTTTTCCGCAAACTGTACAGTAGGAACTGCCGTCGAAATGACGGGCGATTTTAGACGCATTGTTAAAAGCTTGCGTAATAATATACTCCGCAGAACGAAACGGAATTTTTTTTACATCGTCTCCAATGGGTTTGTCGTCTACATAAACAACGTCTTTTAGGATCACCATAGCCGCGGGGATGATTCTTTTAGCAATTGCCTCGGAACGTGCGCGTGTAATCGCATCCGGACTAGGGGCCTTAACATCGACAAAATCAATTTCACCAAACGGAATTGGGAGTTTAACTATCATAATGGTCTTCCCGTAAGACGTTTAGGAAGAATTTCTGCGACGATCTTACCCGCTACGGGCGCGGCTTTCTCTCCACCTGGGTACATCAAACTTGCGAGTTGGCACTTGCCCAAATCCCATTCTGCAACTATACAAGTCGGATCCAAGGGGTCTGCGGTTGCATCTGTCTCTATAACCGTAACCTGACGATCATCTTTCGCATCTTTCCAAATTTGCAGATAATGATGGGCCGAGTCTAGCGCCTTGGTTTTGTTAAATTCAAATTCAAGCGGTTCAAGTTTAACCATTCCAGTTTGGATATTAAAAATATATTTCTCGTCATTTGCGACTTCTGTCTTCTGAACGTCCTGCTTAAAATCCGGCCATTTGATACAGTCTTTCAGTAGAACTCCATTTACAAAAACAAACTTATGCGATGCGTAGTATTTTTCCTGTGGCATGATTATCCTCTGTTCCTAAAAATTTTTACAGCCGTATACGCTTTGATGTTTAACGATCTACGAAGAGAATACGGAACCCATTCAACCCAAATGTCAGCGTCGCCTTGATCGAATTGAGTTGGCGGATTATTAAACCTGTCGGCCCTTGCTCCAGCTACCTCATTCCATTTCAGCGTATCTCCGTTTTCATTCATGTTTCTGAATGCACCAGTCTCCTCATCTACACAATAGGGCGAATAATTTCCCTCAAACAAAGGTTTTAAAACTTCGTGCTCGATTCGTAACGCATCCCGTTGTAAAAGTTTGAATTGGTTAGGAGTGTTCTCCGTTCTTTGCAAGTTGAGTTCACATGTAAATTTGATCAGTTGGTTGATTGCATGAATGTGCCCGTCTCTAACTAATGCGTCTTCCGCTGGTGTTCTAAAGTTTCTTAAAACAATCCCATAGCCAGGGACGTTATTTACGATGTTGATTCCGGCGGAATATAACTCCGTTCGGATCGTATCATTCCAAGAGTCTTCCGATCTGACAGATGAACCGCTTACATAACCAGGCATCGTAAAACGTTTTTCAGCCGGTGCCCTATGGATGCATCCTGAGTAGATAACCTTAACCCAGTTTCCAAGAACTCCACCGACAACCGGTATTAATGCGACTGGATCCGATCCGTCTCCAACTGGATCGACAACGTATCTCCATCCATAGGCCAATAGGGTTTGTACCCATCCCTCGCGTCTGATGAAGTCCTGTCCCCAATCTCTGAGTGATTGCCAATCTGATCCGAAATCCTGAATAGGTCCTATATAAATTGGATGATCATTCCGATTAGAACACCATGTTTCAAATGATTGGTGTACTGCCTTGGATGTACTCTCACAGTTTAGGACTGCAAATGTGTTCCCTTGGGAGAAAGAGGATTGCAACCCGGTCCAATCCGACACGGATGCGGGGGCTGCTCCATCGGAACCATTTGCAAGAAATACATACTGTCCGTCCGGAGTTGGTGCAGGAAATTTTTTCCAAAATTGCGCAACCGAGGATTGATCAACCGCTTTAAACAACGGATGTGTTTTGAATACTACAGGTGTGTAATCTTCCGATTCAGGTTCCATGGATAGCCAACGGTCGTTGAATCCGATTTGCTGTTTGATGATTAGTCCTCTGTAATCCTTTCTTACTGCAGTGATCTTAAACCCCATAACTTCTACTTTGTCGCCCATAGTCAAAATCGGAAGCGCAGTGTCCGGAATACCGGCCACAGTTTTTGCATTCTCATCAATCGATAGGATCTTAAATCCATAGGTGTTGTTTGAATGTGTGATTTTAAGAATCGAGCCTTTCTTTACGTTTACAACGGAGACCAGTGGGATTGTAGTCGCACCGGTAGAACCAGGCGGATTAGATCCGATTGAAGTTCCGCTAATCGTTCCGTGGTCTATACGAAATCCGGATGCGTTTCCCCAAACTCCGTAAGAATCGTTATCTCTATAACCATCTTTAAGAATCAAAGTGGCTGCGGGAGTTGTCGCACCATCGTTTAACGTTGCTCCGGCCTGTGCTGCTCCGGTTCCCTTGAACGATTTCAGATTAAAACGAATTGAATAGGGCTGCGCCTTACGAATCGCATCATCCAAGACATACCAAGAAAGTTTTCCCTGTTGTGCGGTCCCGATAATATATTCGCGGTCTATCTCTCCATTTAGTTCGATCACATTATCGAAAATTCGAGGAAAACGACCGAATGCCTCCACAACATTCATTGCAGATGGAAGCATCTGATCGCCTGATACCGGTTGTCCGGTGGATGCGTGGACGCCTAATGTTCTAATATTTGCCATGCCCTATTTCCTCAATACGATAAATTTTCCGGATTTGATTCCGGATTTGATTACAGTCACGTCAAGCAAGTCATCCGGAATTTCGTTATCACCCGGAGAAAGATAAAACAATTTGCTTTCACCATGTTCGATTTCCACAACCGCTCCTGTAAGATTCCTAAGAACCGTTGCTTTTAATTTGGAATCTGAACCGGAATCGGGTTTATTTGATAGTTCAGATTCGTTTTTATTTCCGTTTGCCATTCGTTATATACTCCTAATTCAATCTCACACGGTAGTTGCAATTCACCGTCATCTTCTTCAAATTTAATTAAACCGACCTGTCCAAAACTCATGATCACGCGCCTTCCGTTGATCCATATCGGATGATCATTTCCTTCGAATTGTTGGAATATCTTTGATAGATATCCAGCGTTCTCATAGTTTCGATAAAGCCCGTGTATTACGGGCTTAAAACGCAAAGTTCCTTCTGATTTCCTGATATAGAAATTTTCTTCCGTATCTCTACAAATGATTTCATCGCATACAAACGATCTTTCAGGAACCCTTTCGAACTCGTATCCTCCATGTAATCCAATCCCAGGCCGCACCGATTCAGTCGATACCGGATTCGGCAAAACCGGGATGATTTGGAATACTTGTGCATTTATGGCGCTTGACTTGATTACCTGGCCATCAAATAAATCGCCAAAAGTCAACTCAAAGTTTTCGCCCGTCGTTTTTTTTCCGGAGATGTGATGTATCTCTCCGTTAAACTCAATGACAGCAAATCTCTCTGCAAAACACAAGTCCGCAAACCGAATTGATTTGTCCCCCGCCCTTACTGTGGCGATTCCTACTATCTGCTTAGGAAAGCGATCAATTGAATTACGTATTAATGGGATCATTGCAGCATAGATGTCCGCTGGATAATCGTTTGTGTATGCCATAAGATCGGTAATAACAAATTGGATAAGACCGGTTGCTGTAAATTCAATTCTATCGATGGTTTCGAATGGATTAATAAATCGATATGTTGTATATTTTTGTTGGACTTCAAATATAAATGTCTTTTTGTTTGCGTTACTATATAACGTAAACGTCATATTTGGATTTTGATAATAGGCGAGTCCGATTGTAAAAGAAATCCATTTTGATCCATCTAAATGGATTTGATTAAAATCCTTTCTTAAAATTGCACCCGCTGGGAGTTCTGCTTGTATCTGTCCAGGTATATAAGAGGCTCTACATTCCTCATAATCCACACCCGCAAGTGTATATAGATCATTTGCATTTTGCACCTGGACATTCCACCCAGATGGGCTTTGCATATTATCAATTTGCACTTTCATTTTGTTGGTCTCATCAGTTGTTTTAATCTTTCGACCATCGCCTTATTGATTTCTTGGCGAATCTGAGATTTGATGTATCGGTTGTATGCTCTTTGGAATGGTCTTCGTGCTGGGATTACAAGTTGTACGGTTGTATTTTTTAAAAAAATTCCAATGGAGGAAAAATAGTTTCTCATCTTTTCGGTTACCGGGATCACCGCACCCCACTCCTGGATTCTCCACACTCGTCTCCACGATATTCTGGAGATTTTTCCAAACTTGGATTTCGATACCGCAAATCTGGAGTTTGGTCTAAGCATAAATGCTTTCCCGTCTGGAACTATTTCTAATGAGTCCAACATCTTTTTATCTCCTACAAAAGGAGATGTGGGTTTTGAATTTTGATTTAATGATTTCCTAATATTCAAGGTCATTGGAGATAACTTTGAATATCCTAGATTGTTTTTTCTTACTCCAGATACTACAATCCCTTTGATCGCTTCCAAATGTTGCTTCGACCCATCACGAAACAACGTCATTGTCAAATAAGGTAGTTCTTGGAATTTCTTTTTATATCTTTCGTATTGTTGTTTGTTTTTAAATCCGAGGTCTATGTACATAATATCAAACCTCGACGCACCCAAGGATTACATATCGAAACCCGTTTGCAAGAGTTCCGAAATATTTGGCCGAATCCACTTCGAAATATTTCTGAAAGGTTCCAAAATTTACATAGATTCTAGATATACAGACATCGGGAGGGTTTACTGAAACCCTCTCTCTAAAATCTTGTGCGGAAAAATAAAAGATCGCTTGTATCGGATCTGTGAATCCGACTCTATCTCTTTGTTTTGGCCCTACGTTAAGTTGAACCGGAAATGATTTGATTTTTACGTTTACCCCTGCGGCACGTTTGACGATATCTCCGTTTATCCCTCGCACAATATCGGATTCTTTTAGATTTTCAAATATTACAGTTTGCCCGATTGTATTGTTTCTAATCGTCTTCTCAGTTCGCCTTTTTGCTATTCTACTAAAATTCATTTTTACGATCCTGATGTACTTGAGATATATCCCGACATCAATCCGATCGCCATGGATTTGTATGCCTTGATATCCTTACCCACGTCCATAGATTGAGAGAACCCGTCTTGAGAGAATGTATTCGGCACTCCGCTACGAGATTGCTCATCTATCAAAATCGCCGCACTTGCCATATATTCGATTGCCAATAGTAAATCTTTTGGCATGTCAATGTCGTCATATCCAATCGTGCCGGTGATTTGGATTTGAGTATTTTTTGGGAATGTTCGCATTGGCAAATTTGTCCCAATATAAGATGTGGATTTAATTATTAATATTCCACGATTAAGTGCATAATCTTGGTCTATATCCGCAACAGATACAGTTGGATAATATCCCGGTGAATACGTTGGTATTACCGCTTTGATTGATTCGATTGATCTGTATTTTTTTCTTTGTAATATAATTTTATTTGTGCCTGTAGACGATCTGTATTCCGTAAACTCCTCAACTCTAAACATCGGAATCATTGTAAATGTCTCTGCTTGGCGTATGGCTATATTAATATACGATTCAAGCAAAGTTGAATCGATAGAATAAAATGTGGCTTGGCCTCTTTGTCCATTTTGCTGATATACTTCGGATATGGTTATTGTGTAAGATGACTGATCAACGCTTTCGACAAATCGAAATCCCGAACTTTCGCACTCTGCAATATACACTAATAGTCCGGGATATATTTTTCCTATCTCCGCATTTGGATCCAACGTAACAACAAATTGGCCATTTAAAGGAACGATCCCCATAATGTCCGCTGGGAGATTGTTGATTGGATCCAAAATGTCAAGACCATGTTTATAGAGTCTTGACAATGTTTTAAGAGATAACCTGTCTTTGTTAGTCAGCATCTATTTCATCTTTTTTGAATAAAGTAAAACCAGAACTTACAAGTTGTTCTGCAACCTTGCGATCGTCGGTTTCTACAATATTTTCCTTGAACTCAATTACCTTATTCCCCTCTGACGTTGATACGCCAACAGATCCTGTGACCCTGTTGTCGTCCCGAGCGCCAGGAATTTTGAAATACCATTTCAAAATTTTCTTTTGAGGAAGATTTACGCTCTCATCATAAACGCGTGCATATTCAGACAAATCTTTCCAACCTTCGCGACGAATGAGATAGTCTAAAACTTCCTTTGTTTCAGGGCAAACGACACCACCATCAATCTCTAACGTTGTTGGGTTTTCGGTATTCGGGTACGGTATAAATACCGTACCAGTTGTTAGGGTTGGATGTTTTGCACGAAACTTATCTTCTCCAGAACGAATGACCTTATTAGATAAATGATTTTTCTGCTCCGGTTCACTCGTCTCAGGAACCGGAATAGTGAAATCATTTTCCGTGGATTGATTAAGGGTTTCGGTAACTGATTCTACTGACTCCAACGAGTCAGTAGAAATGTTTGGATTTTGGTTAACGATTTTACCCATTATTTACTCCTAAGATTTTTAATTATCGCAGAAGTCCGATCAAATCGGCCCACAGGAGTCCCGTAGGAGACCATTAGAATTTCCTGATAATCTCCTTTCGGAGTAATCTCTTTTATCGTCGCAAATCCAGAATCATGATTTGGAGAGTCATCCAAATATTTGTAAGACCCTAGTCCTTGATCTTCGTCTAAATCCCAAAGGAGGACCGATTCTGGATTAATTCCTTGATATGCTTTCGGGGGAGTATCCTCCTGCATTCTACCGAAAACTCCTTGCGAAGGAATCCCAGAAGTGTCAGCGGTTATTGTACGAATATCTACCGAGGATGCGAAATCTAAAAAATCACCATCATCATTGAGGATGTGACCCGGAGCCACCGCAACTTTTTTGAACGAACCAGCTGCACCAGTGGTTGACGCATAAACGTAATACCAAAGAGCGTTCGCATCTTTAGAGAAAGCTAATGTAGCTTTTTGTGTAGTTCCCCCACTGTTTAGATTAACGATTATAGGTGCAGACGCCATTGTTTCGCCAACGAACGAGGCAGATTCGTCTAAGCGCCTAATCAACTTCGTCACAACAAAGTGAATTGTTCCGTTAGAGAGATTCCCTCCAGAGGCACTCGCACTTGCTGCTACGGCTCCCATCGTATCCACATTTGGATTACTATAACCACCACCCATCAATGTTGTTGCAACAATAGGCAACCCAAGAAGCGTTTTTGGCCACAACCCAATATGTGTCTCAAATGGGCTATCGCCGCTGGGAGACTGATCGACTGATTGAGTTAATCTAACTCTGTCAAACGCGAATCCAGTCAAATAACCAGCCATCTCAGGGCTCATCACCCAAACTCTTCTATGTCCCTCTCCACCGTTACGCATTGATCTAGTATACACTTCTTGGAATATATCAATCTCGCCCGGAAGCGTTGGATTGCCACCAATAGATTTATCGATACGGTTTGTCTGAATATTTACGTCTAATGAGTTTTCCCACGCGCCAACAGTTTGGTTGGTTGGATTCCTAAGAACCGGATTGTCATAAAGAATCCCTAATGCAAAGTCCAAGGCAAACGAGGTCGCCTCTGCAGTCCATTGACGAATTGCTAGATCAACATAATCCTCGGAAGTTTTCTTGCCAAGATCCCAAACACGGAAACGAGATTTTTTAGCTTTGATATAAATCTCTCCGTTACCGAATTTAGATGCGCGAATTTGACCTTCACTCGTTTCACCGCCGAAGGACCCAGGATTTCGTAATGAGGTTAACTTTGGAAAAACATATTTCGTCGATCCAGGTATCCCCTCAGATTTAAACGGTGACGCCGTTACGAGTTGGTTAATCGGATTCATGTACTGAATCATGTTCGTCAATTTTTTGCTAAACGCGGGTGCGATTAGTGATGGGTTATCAAATGCCCCTGTCCCCTGTGCGGATTTTACAATCTGCTGGACTGCATTATGCAAATTCTTTTTTATTTCATCGATTGTCATTATCTTACACCTTTAAGACTTTTTAATGCTTTGTTAAAATCTTCTATCGCTGAAGACTTCGTGACTAATTCACTCTTTTGCGTTTCGCCCCGAAATACTTCATTCAAAGTTTCAGCAACTTTCTCGCTACCAAGTTGGGCGCCCTTGCCTTGGGTTTGAGATTTTTTAACCGTTTCCGTAATAGATTTTCCAATTGCAATTTCTGAAAAACCTTCAGCCATTGCTTTCAGCAAATTATTCGTTTCACTTAACGATTTTTTAATGTCTTCTACCTCCGACATGACCGCATAGTTCGGATTCGATGCTTTGCGAATTTCAGAAATCATTTCTGATTTCTTTTTCTCAGCCAACGGAAGTTTTTTGATTTGAGCAATTGCCTTGCTTACATCATTTAAGGATTCGATTTCAGAATCTTCCATCTCGCCCGCGCCTTTGGTCGCTTTCTTATTTGCGTCGTCCTCTGCATCTGAAGATGACTCTTCATTATCCGATTTGGTTTTTTCGGCCGTTGTGCCTTGTAAACCTTGGATGGCCGATGTAAGAGATTGCAACGTCTGCAATATTTGATTTAATGCGTCTGCGTTTTGGTTGGAAGATTCTGCTTCCCCTCCGGCAGGAGCATCTTTTTCTTCTTGGTCCGTTTCTTCTGTAGAATCGTTTGCCATTTGTTCTCCTGTGGCAGATGTTTCCTCTGCCGATTTTTGATTTTCGTCTTCATCTTGGTCGGGAAATTCATAATCGTATTTCTCGAATAAGTTCATGATTAGCTGTTTGTATTCATCAAATAGATTTGATATTCTTTCTTTCTTTTGATCAGTCGAATCTTTGGATTCGATTATATTTCTAAAAGAGTCTCTGAATATATAGTCTATACTAAGATTTTCGTCATACAGATCACGAGTCTTTTGATCTTGTACAATCGCATCTTGTAATTCGCCTTTTTGTATAAATTGTGTGAGAGCTTTTTCAACGGTAAGAAAATCGTTTTGTGGATATGCGCCCTTTGTGACGGCGGCAACTGCGTTGAGCTCGATCCAATTAATCACTGGCCCTTTTTCTGTTTTGGTGACGTCATCATTTTTAATAAGACCTTGGATCGAGAATTGGGATATTCGAGTTGGTTTCCCATAGGCTCCATCTCCACGAACCATCATCCAAAATTGATTCGCCTTCTCCACGACGGCTTTCGAAAATTCTGGATTGTCTTCTAAGTCGTATTTATCAAATAAACGAAATTGAGTTTTCCATTCACCGTCTTGATCAATTGCGGATTTATCTAGGATGCCGATTTGATTTTCTATTAGGTTCTCTGTATGAGGGTGTACGAGCAGGATCGCTTTCTCTTGTGACTGTTGCTGAAAACCTTTGATGCATTTTTCGCTCATCGAATCCGTATGCGCGTCTTTTTTTGGTCCCGAACTGGTACCAATGATATAACGCCTTTCCCTTCCCGATGCGTCTTTTTTAATCGTAGTACAGTTTGTAATTGGATCCCGGCGCGGGTGTAACGCCTTCCGTGTGCTTGCGGAAGCTGGAAATATATCAAATTGGATTTTATATGTTTGAGATGTAGCTGCAGGCATGTCCGTAACTGGTGCCGAGGCTAATCAGATACGGTTTAAAAAAGCAACTAAAATTTTTCATTTATTGGATTTATTTAGAGAAACAAATGGGTTAAATCTTTTTCTTAAACACGACTCCCCCAATTTTTACGATTGGAGGAGCAAACCTCTTGTAGGTGTCAAAGATGTGATCCTTGATGTCCCTCGGTTCGGTAGAGTTGAGGACCTTTTTCTTGCGCTTGATTGAGTATTTGATTTCACAGTTACAGTTAATGACCTCACCAGGTGGCAGAGAGTAGTCATGCGGCCCATCTGCGTAATGCCTTTTCCCATCGATATCCATTACTACGAATTTTTGATCTAACTCTATTGGCCCATTTTTAGCGAGACTTACGTGCGATCCTCTTGCGTGTTTTGATAACGTCCCATTGTGCACCCATGATTTTAGAATTGTGCACTCGTCACCAAGTTCGGTATTTGCCATCCTCATGTATTCTTTCCGTGCGTTGTTTATAACGGATCTTGTTTCTGTAACGGCAATAGCATGTAAATTCTTGGGAATGCCGTACGGTGGAGAGTTTTTTGTATAAGCTTCAAAATAATCACGGAGGCCGGTTTCAACTTTGCGGGAGATGTCTTTCCGAACTGCACCAGCCTGTGTCTGTACTGGATTGTCTGTGAGAATATTTTTTATGACTTTGCGAATCTCTTCGCGTCTTGTAATGGACATGAGCTTAGAGTTATCGGCCGCTTTTATCAAAGTTGACGATCTTTTTAATGCGTAATCAATATCCGGAATCTTGAGTGATTTGGTATCAGCTCCCTTAGGAAGAATCTTTTTCAAATTTCCATGTAAACGATCTTGATCGGATTTCAAAACAGATTGAGAAATTTTTTTTTGATTTTCGGCAATCACACGGTGTATTAATTCCTGATAATTACTACTAGACCAATTGTCCTTATAATTTGTTTTCAGTCTTGCCCAATCAATCGCACTTGCACCAACTGCACGTTTTTCCACAATCTGTATAGATGATGTTTGATTGTCTAAAAACAGTTTATCCAATTCCGTTTCGAATTTTGCAAATGACCAATTTTCCTTGATTGACGTTCTAAGAATTTTTAAGGCCTCGTCTTGCATCACCAAAAAAATAATCCGAAGTTCCGAAACTAATTTTTTGGTTAGATCAATGAATTCCTTACTCTGTAGTATCGGTTGGTATAATTGTGGCATTCCAATTTCTCTTATACAATCCTGTGATCCGTCTCCAAAGTGCATACATCCGTAACCAGAACGATGCCCTTCGAATGGTCACATAACTATAATAGTTATTTGGTTTAATGAGGTAATTCCCTACGACTACAAAGAGTTCTCCATCGTAGGGAATTACATAACCATCTGGGATGTAAACGGGATCCGAGGAGCGTTTGAGTTTTAAGGGTATTTCGATCATCTTTTGTTTCCTATTTCTGTAATTGCCTTCATGAGATCATTATTGTCCGGAGGTTGTGACACGGGTGTAATTTGATTGTCATCTGGATTAGATGTAGGATCGATCCCTAATACAAGTTCCCTGATTTCGTTAACTGAAATCGATCCGGAATCTTTTGCGACCTTGGCTTTTGTGTATTTATCAATGTCTGAATCAACAGACATAAATTTAAAATTCCAATAAATCTCACGGCCCATTAAATCTTTTTTTATCCCCCATCGACTAGGAAGGACTTCAAATGTTAAAACTTCTTCGATTGATTTTGCTATTGGTTTTATGGATTGTCGGTTATAAAGTTCTTGCTGTGCTTCTGCACCCGCTTTTGCAATCATCCCACCTGTATCCGTTTCGCCCATCTCGTTCTGAGTTGCCCCGAATACTCTTGCTATAATTTTTTTTATAGCCTCTTCTCTTGTCTGATGATCCGCTATGGTGTTTTCTTTGGATAAATTAAAAAGCTTCGCATCTGATCCAGTTTGTTTTAATATTCTAACGACCTTGTCTTTTTGTTTCTCGTTTAGAATTGCCTCTTGTCTCTCTAGTTCCGCTGAATCCGTTTTTGTAAAATCATCCAAGTTGTCAGTAAGCTCCATCTTTGCATCTACCACAAAGATAACATATTCAGGAGGCTTTTCGCTGTTTGCGTGATCCGCCATGTAAGCCGCAAAATTAAAATTTTCTTGGATTTGGTGTATAACTGCATCCAACGGTTTTAACCCGTAAACAACTGCAGAGTTAGGGAGATAGTATGACATTGATAAATCAGTTGGATTAAAAAACTTAGGAATTTGTTGGCCATAACCAGACATGCCATACATCAATTGCGTATAAAACTCAGTTTGTCCTACAATCTCGCTTGGTATAGGATACACAGACCCGCCAGGTAAAACCCAAAGGCCGTCAAAATATTCATTTGGATTTTGGATAGCGGTTCGCCCATGGATAAGCATGTCTTGCACGTACTGCAAAAGAAAATCCTGGAACCCTTGCACATTTGCAGTTACAAATTCTCCGTCTTCGTTTATCTCAAATCGTTTTGTAATTTGTAACCAGTCCTCAATTTGACTAGAACTTGAATTAGTTTCTCTTTTGATTCTTCTGGCCCAAAAACGTAGAGCAGAATCAAAATTTGATAAATCTGTTTTTAATTCAAATAACCCTAAATGCTCTCTGATTTTTTTGGCATACATTTCGCTTTTTATTTTTGAGTACAAATTCGTATCACAATCATCTAGTTGATCATATTTCCACTTTAACTCCTTAAGATCTTCTGCAATCTCGTCTTCGATTTTTCGGGATGGAATAATCTTGTAATCCATCCCTGAAACAATTTGAGATCGTTGAGAGACAATTGAAAAAACATTATAATTCAGTTTGTAAATATCTAGGCATTGCCAAGGGTCGAGAGTAAACCAGTTGTTTAATGCACGTACTTTTACGTTTTTCCACGAACCATCCTTTGCCTGTGCTAGGCGAGATGAGAATGATTCAGGCGAATAGATTGCCCAGCCCTGTCCAGCTACAAGCGGTTTATCATTCGTGTTTTTTAGATTCATCTTTTGTCTCTTCGTTTTTACGATCTTGGAAATACTCTTTCCACTGAGTGTTTTTATAAATCCTCATGGGTTTAGTAGGGATTTCATTCTCTGGTGACTTGCCCACCTTCGGTTCGCTCATAATGTTATCCGATCTGGCTCATCCATTTTCTTGCGATTGTAAAGCCAAATTTTTCGAGCTTGGTGGAAATATACGATAGTGTGATAATAATGATCTGATTCAGATCCCTCGTCCCAAATGTAACAATCTCGGTCTGCATTGTATTTACGTATGGGAGCCTGAAGCATCGAATAGAAAGAACCGTCATCATGCCTGTCTATTCCAGCGGGTAAACGTGCCGATTTTCGTGTTAACCAGGATTTAACAAAATCCATTTCGTAGGTCCTGTTGACCGAAAGTCTTCGTTCTGCTAAGTGCACCTTTTCTTTCGTCTGTGTCGATGCTGCGTTAAGAGAATAATCCACACTCCACATCCATGAGTATTTGGACTTAAGTCTTCGTACTAACTCCAACTCAGGTCCGGCATCTATAGCCCCACAACAGACATTGTATTGAGCAATGACATCATGCAACCCGTCTTCGTTGCGCGTCCATCCCGCACAAACTAAATCCCAGCGTTCATGCTCAAAGTTCTGATACCATATTGTATAGTGTATTCTTGACCCCGGGTCTATACCGATTAAACACGGCCCTTTATGTGTATTGGGAAATCTGTAGATTGGATCAATGTTTGAGTTTAAGATTTCTTCTGTGACCTGGGTCCCTTCGGCCGTATATGTTAATCCAAAGTCCCCATTGTATACCCGTTGCATCGCACCTGGATCGGCAAGGCCTTCTTGATATCTATCAACGATCTCGGCCATTGAAACCTGTGTAGAGAACAATTTAGAAATGTGGTATCCGCGGATTCTCCCGATCGCAGTTGGAGTCCAGTAACCAGGAGATTTTCGGTCAAACGGCCGACTGCACTTCTCGCAGATCAATCTAGGTTCCCTTCCCAATTCCCAGTGTGGATCAATTGGTATGCCGGATTCTTTTCGAAGAAGATGTTTAAACGGATCTGGGTAAATTTTGTTTCCACATCCGTGTGGTATTGTCCATAGTCGTTTGTCTGAAATTTTATGTTTGGCTGAAATTCCTCGGCCATTGTGAGTAGGGTTACCAATCCATCTTTGAATACGGTATTCGGAGTTTGAAAGACGTTCCTCGGCCATAGAAATGTTCCTTTGATTGCACGTGTCCATTTCCTCAATTGTCGCAACGTCTGCAGTCACAGAGGTGAATCCAGATTCCGAATTAGAACCCACATAAACCATGTTGGTCCCAGCGTATATTTTCATGTATTTGTTATCTGTGACTTTAGTTTCTGTTTTTTTGATTCTATCTTGGTAGTACGGTACGTAAGAAATTGACTTCTCTAGTTTTCCAGATAAGAATTTATTTCTATCTGGCTCTGCTGGGAATACCGTAAATTGCGCTAGCCCAAATTCGGCCATTGCCAGAGATGTGACAATGTTCCACTCTGTAATACCGCATTGAGTTGATTTTATAATTGCGACAATCTTATCCCAGGCATCGTTATAGAGTTCCCATAAAAAGCTACCAGGTTCAATTATCAATTTTTGATTTCGTTCATTTCGGTGCACCGTCTTTGCCAGCATCATCGCTGGTGACAGCCTCCCGTTTTCCTGGTAACTCAATGAGTCCATCCCTCGCTAGTTGTATCAGATCTATTCCCGTGTCGATCTTTCCGTCAAACCTCTGTGGCTCGTAAACTCCTGTTATTTTGCAAAAGATATCAAGATATTTTGGGCCGGCAGTTGCGGCCTTTACATTAGACATTGCTTGATTATACCCGACGGTTGCCATCTGAATCGCACGAGCAATGTTATTCTCTCGATCTCGATCCGTGATTGTGCGGATATTTTTCAGTGCACGTTTTTTGTACTTCTGACTTTGTCGGGCGTTTATACCAAACTTATCGGCACAGTAATGCACGATGTCTTTTTCTAAGCCTGCAAGTAACATTCTCTCTATTATATTAATTCTACGTTCGATTTCCGTACGTGTGGATTTATACCCCCCTGATTTTGACCTCTGAGTTCTAACCTCCTGCCTTGGGGCAGGACCTTGTTTAAGATTTTTGTTAGATCTTTGTCTTGATTTCATACAGAGATCCCCTCATTTTCAAGATACCACTCTGTAATTTTCAATGCTTGCTCTTCGCCTTGTGCAAACTTTGCGCAATAATTACGTTTACCAAGTTTCTTGTGGACGATGTTCCGACAGGAGAGCTTGTGTGTAGTAAATAGTGTATTGTGCCCACGCCTGAAAATTTTCGCATCCTCTGGAACAATAGAGAGAATGAGCGCGCCAAATCCTCTCCGTTGTTCGAAAATCATTAGAATGTCCGGATTTTCCTTACCTTCAGGTTTCGCCCAAAAGAAAATATATCCCTTTGATTTTAACGATTTGAAAAGAGTACGTAATGATCGTTTATTCATATCCTCTCTATCTATTTAAGATCATTCTCCAAAGAAATCCCCAACAAAAGACTCTTCGGTTTCTTTTGGTTCTACTGTTTTCACAGAGTTTTGTTTATTCATTTTACGCGATGGTCTCTTTCTTGAGACTTTCTTTTTGGGTGCAGCTTTTTTAGGCGCAGCAGAAGCAGACTTTTTTCTAGACGGAGTTGATTTCTTCTTGGGTGCAGGCCTACGATTTGATTTTTTCTCTTTTGCACCAAAGATCTTTTCCCCAACAAACTTAAAGAAATTGTTTATGAGTGTTGGACCTTTCTGTTTTGTCTTTTTAGATCCAGACCTTCTGCTTGGCTTAGATCTAGTCGCACGTGTCCCAATTGCAGGAGCACTTTGCCAAATCTTTCTAAGCTGCAATCTGTATTGTTGCCCTACAACAACTACGACCAGTATCGGAGTAACGAAAAACCAGAGTATGGTTTCTAATGTTTTGAGTGTGAGTTGCATTTTATCCTCTAAGAATGTTTTTTATTTTCGCTATAATAACGTTTGTATTTATTCAACCAAAAAAATTTTTCGCTTCCCGCAGGGTCATACCGGTTCCCCTATATCAACCATCTCCAGTATCGTGTCTGCTATTGCCCGTATCCTATGCTCAATTTCCTCTTCCTCGGAGTCCGTAAGAGAAGGGATTGTTTTAAAGTAGTTAAAGCGGCGACGGCCATCTCTAAAAATGACACCCCGTGCTACTGGAATTCCGTAGGACCAACTGGTTACGCTAAACTCGATCCCAGGACCTACCGGGTAGTAATACAGAATCTCAATCAAAACAGATTTCTCACTGGAGAAACTATAGATTTCTCGTTTTAGATAAAACTGCTCTGGTAATTTCGTATTAATGCTGCTCATTGCTCTTTCCTTCCGACTCTTTGTCCGGAAAAACGGGCATATTAGGATTCCGTTTTTCGAGTTCTATCAACTCTGCAGCCTTTATGAATGCATCAGAAAAATTGTCTTGAATAGACTCCACGGCAGTTATCAATCTCTCCGATTCGGACTTCGGTTTATCCGGAAAAAACTCGCTCACAAACCACCAGATTGGTAGCGCTACAAATAGCCCGATCGCAGACCAACCGAGGACGATAATAGCAAGCGCTCCGATCACGAGTTCGAAGTTGGTCACAAAATATCACCATTCAAAACGATTAGAGCAAATGCGACGTTTAATGTAGACGCAGTGAATCCGATTGGTGTGTTTCTAACCGTCACTTGAATATCTGATTCTCTGATCGAGATACCAATCCCGACTCGTTTAAGAATTGGATGTGCTGAGGCCCACAGTGGACCGGTCCAACGCTCGTCTTCCTTCCAAAATTCGAGTTCGATTTCGTCGTCCAAAAGGAACGTTTTTTCGATCAACTCCGCAGTAAGATCGCCTTCTTGAATCACCCATTCTTCTCCTTCTGAATTTTCTCCTGTGCCACCGCTCCCTGAACAAAGGCATCAGGATCTTGAGGACTGCGTACGTAACTTATTCTATATTCCACCTCTGAGATCATAGTGTATTCGGTCACGAGGGCGGTGCGGAAATTTGGGGTCCCTATTATTTCTAAATCTCGATTATATAATATTGATATATCGCCATCATCCCAAGGCCCAATGATGAAGAATTCTTTTCCAATCAGCTGTGTCATAATTCCTCTTTCTCCTCTGAGATCATAGACTCAACATTCTTCCCATGGTTTTCTATGATAGAATTGAAAACTGTTTCCAAATATCCGTTTTCCGATCAAGGTGAGCTTAGAACACCAATTTTCATAAAACCTAATTCCAAAATCAGTTATAAAGTGAGTCCACTCATAATATTGATCTAATAAATCAGCTTCCTCTATTTTCTCCCACATAGGTTCTCTAAATTCTTCAAAAGCTGAAATGATTAATTTAGAACAATAATCAGCGAACTCTTCTTGATTCGTTTTAAAATCTTTAAGTCTCATCTTAACCTTCTTCTCCATGTTTCCTTTCTCCTTCTGAGTTTTTCATATGAGCATCAATGAGGACTGTAGAAAGCGGCGCCGGAGGAATATCTAATATTGCCCAGCCTTCTGAATCACAAACCTCAACATACCCATTCAACAAAAAAGACATGCTCCAACCCTCTTCCGCAAGCATCGGCAGCACAACGTCACAAATAGGGCCAACCCATTCAGGAAGAAATTCGAAATTGGTATCTATCGGAAAAAATCTATAAACTCTTGGAATGTACCATCCTAAAAGTCGATTGTTGTCGTGACATATACGATCCCCATCTAAAATCTTCTCAGCGATATACTCATTACGTTGCTGTGGCGTCATAAGTCCTCCAAATCAAAATCATAACTTGTATCAGTTCTTACTATTTCTATCCCTTGCTCTTTTAAATTTCCGATCCCTTCTATAAACTCACTCTCCCCATCGAGACAATAACCCATGGCTGCCGTTTTAAATAAAGTGCTCTCATTTGAAACCTCATTGATTGTATCCCTATAATCGTTTAATAATTCTGGAATTATGTTATTCGGTATAGTTACTTCTGCCGTATGCGTTATTGTAATTGTTACTAATTTTTTCATCGTGTTACCCCTTTTTCTCCGTAGATCTTCCCATTCTTTGCTTTCTTCACCCGAATCCAAATACTCAGCCAGAATCCCAATCCCCCAATCTCAAATATCACATGATCTGGGAGTTCGTTCTGACCATCAACATAATCTAACTCGAATACAAGAATCTTTTTGACCCAATCATGTGGCCCATAATCATGTTCTAGTAAAACACATATAAAAGATTTATCTATGTTGCCTATTATGCTATAACTGTTTTGTAGCCTCAGTCTCAGGAGTGTGTATTTAAGATCCACTACCATGCGTAAAATTTTGATTTTAGATTTCATTTGTTTATCCTATTATAGTTTGGCTGATAGGGATATGCATCAACCAGACTCTGACCATAACTGAAAGAACCAGTTTCGCATTGAATCCAGGCAAGCAATATGCGTCTACTTTTGATCTCCTCTTTGAGATTATTTAAACTATTAGACGCGAGAACTATCGGACGGCCGAATCTACTGCGTATGTGGGTGGAGTATTCCATTTCATGCTGTTCATCTGGTGAAAATTCAAAAACTGGTTTAGATTTCATTTGTTTATCCTTTCGTATTAAAAATCACGAGAACGAATCCGAATAATCCGAGACGGAATTCCCACGAATTCGTTACCTCGTCAATGTTCCCATCTGCAAGAAAAAACGGAAAACCTGGATACCAATGTGACCAATAGTTTTTAATCAGAATCCCACCTGTTTTTCTTTCCCAAATCCAAAAGTGCGTAAATCTAGTCCCTCTAATTTTTAACCAAATGATCTTCAACCATAACTTGAAAGATTTTGGTTCCGTTTTTTGATCGTTATTCATTTTTGTTTCCTATGTCCTTAAGAATCCTTGTAAACTTCCCACAATGTTCACATTTGAATTTGTTTTGATTTTCAATTTTTTGGATTAGATCGTTTATTATATTCATTAAACGATCTAATCTCCACTCTTTGCTCTGTTCTTCTTTCACAATGCGAGTCATAAACCAAATGGGATCTAAATCCTCTTCGCATGTTTGACATTGAAGATAAGGAGATCCCTCGACTACGTATACAGAGTCATGATTGCATTTGGGTTTTTGATTTGATTTTTTAACTGACCAAGTTCCGAGTTCTTTAAATTGAACTATATTATTTTCGTTTTCTGAATTCATATTACATCTTCTTTGTTCTGTTTCTTTTTTAAGATAATGGCCGTTGCAAACAGATAGGTCTATTAGTGAATCCTGATGTTATGCGCAATGCCCTATTGATATAGTTGGACGTAAACCGTGCATCAATGTGATAATGCTCCTCATCCGTTCCGAATTGTGGATCGCTATGCCTTGGCCCTATTACAGGAATGTAATGTGCCTTGAACTCGTTCACAATTTTAGCACAGGGAACTTTGTAGTATTTACCGATTTCGTAACTCATTCAAAATCTCCCCCTTCCCACAACCAACATGGCCGCGTCACGGGAGTGTTCCGAAGTTCGGCCCGTCCAACCGGTAAGAGTCCGGAACTCGGCTGCCTTGATTTTCGTTGCTCTCCGTTTCGGGTGAACGAGTCGATACGGGATCTTATTCAGTTCGCAGAATTCTACCCACATAGAACAATCCCGCTTCACGGAGCCTGCGCCCTGGCGTTTCTTCTCAGAGTTCTTCCCAAACCATTTTCTCTTTCTTGCATCCTCAATAATCAAACATACGTCCGTGTTGACGCATTTGTAATTCAGGACAAACTGCTGTGCAAGAATGCAAGATAACGTCGTCACTTCTAAGAGTCCTTTCTCTGTTCTATCCCACACGCCCACACCTGTTTTTGTTCCAGGATCAATTCCGATTAAAAATCTTTCCGGTAATGCGTCGAACTCGGATCGTTCAAACTTTTTAACCTTGGTCTCTTTCAAAGTTGAATTATTTTTTATGCTCATGCAGTTTCTCTTTCGCCTCTAACAGCATCTCGTTTGCCATAGAGGTTAAAATTGTCCCTCTGGATTTCATCGGCATTCTTTTTAGAAACCCCTTCCTTTCCATAGAAAGAATTCTATCCACTATAGTCTTAGTAGTAACCACATAATGTAAGGCGATCTCTCTATACGTAGGGGGAAGCCCTACAGTTCGAATAAAGTCATCAATAAATTTCAAAGTACTCAATTGAATTGCGGTTAAGTCTTTTCTCACACAATCCTCTTCTTTTTTTTCAAGATCGGTTTTTAATTTTCCCTTTCCAAGCTTCATAAGAAGATCAGTAGATCCTATCGTGATTGACTCAAGAGGAACATCGACTCCGATTTTTCTAAGCCTCACCTTGATTAGCCTCCTCAACTCGTCCTCGGTTAAGCCAATATTAATTTCTCTTAAAACTTCGCTGAGCATATCCCCTGAAAATTCGGAGTGTACTGCTGAGAAAATTTTCCTATCCAACTTTATGCCGCCGGTTTTCGTTTGAACTTGCATGGCCCCCCCTTTGCAATTCTGAATGTCTCATAGAATTTTTTTGCTAAATCACCTTTTGGCTTTCTTGTATTTGGATCCATAAGCTCCTCTGGCGAATCGAAATTAAGGATCGCCAATTTTGCTTCGATTGGAAGGTTATAGGCCAAGACCCAGTCCTCAAAATATTTGTAGTCCTTTGGATCCGGATTTTTTTTCTGATGTTCCTCGGCCTCTCTCGCATAACGTTGCGTTGGCGTCTCGACCAATACGGCAGCCGTCGCATGGATCTGATCAACGTAACTTTTTAATGACGAGATAGTGATAGGTATCGGCTTCCAAAATTTTGGATCATCTTTGTAGGGTGGTGTATCTTTGATACGGAGTAGTTTCTCCATAGTTTCAAAGACGAAATCCGCCTCATAGCCGTTAATCATGAACCAGGTTATCGCTGAAGTCTCCTTATAGGCAGTTCCGTTGTATCGGATTTTTTTCGACTCAAGGAGCTTCGAGATATTTTTGTGTAAGTTTGCAAATGTGATCTTCGATGATAGAGATTCTTTTTTTTCTTCTTTCTCTTCTTTCGTATTTGGTTCTTTTATATTAGGTTGGTCCGTACTAAGTTCATCCATAATAGGTTGTTCTATATTTAGTAGGGCGTGATTTTCCACATGTGGATTCCCGGGCGTGGGTTTCCACGTGTGGGTTTCCACATGTGGGTTTCCACGTGTGGATCCTGGGGTATGGACTGTTTCAAAATCTTGCCCAGACGTGATTTTCACGTCTGGCTGTTTACGGGTTTTAGTTTCCGGAATCGTTCCTGTGAAATGCGGGTTCAACGATGGGTCTTCGTAGACGTCGAACTCATGAACGAATTGTCCGAGTTCGTTCCTATATTTTTTTCTATGGAAATATCCGTGCCGTTCCAGGTCCTTCCAGGCTGTTCGATGAGAGGTTTCCCCGTTCGAGGAATGTTTTTGAACCTCCCCTAAATGCAATTCCCAGTCGTCTGGACGTGCCAGGCAAATTCCCAGTAAGCCTTTTGCCTCAAGGCTCATGGTCTTCACGAAATTGTATCGTGTATCGATGTTTTTATAATACGTTTCCGCCTTATTAGTACGGAAAATTCTGACAACTTTCTTCTCTCTCATGCCATCCTTACCACTGAGAAGGCCCCTAAGTTTACGCCTTCTTTAATCGTCACGCCTGGTCCAATTACGGCGCGGTCTCCGATGGTTACGTTATCTCCGATCGTCACGTTTCGGCCGATCTTTGCGACGCGTTCAATCGTCACGCCCGTTCCGATTGCTGCTTTGGATCCAATCCTTGCCCTTTGACCAATCGTTGTATGCGCCTTGATTTTTACTTGGGGTCCGACGATTGCATCATTTTCAATTGTTACATTGGATCCAATTGTTGCTTTGGATCTAATCATCACCCTAACCCCTAATTTCGTTTCAGATTCAATTGCTACTCCAGTTTTAATCGTTACCCCGTTTGAAACGCGTACGCCTTCACCGAATGTCACATTCTCTCCGATCCATATATTACGTTTTTCGAATTCTTCTTTGTCGGAAAGATCGAACGGCTTCCAACAAAAAGAATCCTCATAATCATATAAATAAACTTTGCTCATTATTATCCTTCCTCTCGGTGTCTTTTATGTCGCCTCGTTGGATCCAAAAAAGCAACAGGTCTTTTGTTTTTCGATTTCTCAATTTGTGAGTTAGCTGCCCTAAGAGCAGCATCGTCCTCTACACTGATGTATTTTTTTCGAATATTATTCCAATCGCGCATGAAGGTTTCCACCTCTGAACCCGGAGGTTTTTTAAACAGCCACTGCAAAAGATATGCTATCGCTAATATCAATAGCATGCTTAATCCGGTTAATAGTTCAATATTCATATAGCCTTTCCTAAAGTGCCAGAGATGACATTATCTTATGAACCGTTCTGCTACGATCAGGCCCGTAACTGAAAAAAAGTCCATACCCAAATCGTCTGCAATCTCCTGAGATATCAGATACAAAGGCCGACACTCGTCCTCATTGTTGCAAATCTCGTCATAGGTCATTAGAATTGCTTCGTCTGTTATTGTTTTCATTATAAATTCCTCTTTTATTCCTTTTGGATTTTCGGAGAGCCTATAAGGTTTAGTAGACATTTCGTCGTTAAGCTCCCTATAGGATCCGAGCTTGCCCATGGTCTAGAATGGTGGGTGCTACCCAAAATCAGCTCGCTAATCTCCGACAATCCAAAAGTGCCGTTGGCGGCCGGCATACATTAGTTTCCCAGGGTTCTTCATCTCCGCCGCCACGGAGACTGCGTTTACTTGATTTGAAGATTCATCTTTGGAATTAGAGCGACTCCTTCGAAGACTCTTCCATGTTTGATCGCATCCTTCAAACTTTGTTTGTCCGGAACATGTTTCACTTCGATTCTCACGTTTTCTGCTCCGAGTTTCTCGACAAGATCCCGTTCCAAAAGTTTAACCTCAACGATCTCGGACTTTCTCCAAGAAAGCGAGGCACGTTCGTCAGAGAGCTTCGCACCGACTTCCATATTATCGTGAATCCACTTCTCCAATCGATCCGCTTGTTTCTCCAACGATTGTCTGCGAGATCTCAACTTGTCTTCTTGAGTCTTTAAGCTCAGAGTTTCGGCTTCTATCTCTTTGAAGTAGCAAGCAAGGTTTAGAATCTTTACTTCTTTTGCTTCCTCGATCTCGTTCAGTTTAGCGAACAACACTTCGTCGAGAATCTCGCCCGTTTCGGAATCGATCGCGTTTTCCATCGTTTTGTAATAAAGCTCGTTGAGCTCATACATGCGTAAAGTTGAAAGTGTGCTCATTGGAATGGATCTTCCTCTTCTGTATGCCCAAGCGCGACTAATGCTCTATCGAACTGGTCTATGCCCTGTTGATAGAGAGAAATCTTGCCCTGTTTGTTGAATTCTTGATACAGCCCTTCCCACAGCTTTTTACACGAAGTAAGTTTTCGAATCGCCTCTTCGGAATTCAAACTCTCGTTGCTGAGAACGCCGTCGATCCAGGTTTTTGTATCTGCGAGCTTGTCCTCTAAGGATTTGTTTTCTTTTTTGGGAGTGGACTTCTCTTGCTGTACCGGGCCATCAGAGGCCGCAGGAATTTCTCTCTCCGGTCTCGCCTTCTCCTGCTGTTCAGAAACTGGATCATTCGCAGGAAGCTCCTCAATCGTGTAAAGTCCCGAAGTTTCCCCTGGAAAAGCCTTTCTGAGAGCGAGTGATTCCGCGCATTTTGCGAGTTGATTGTCAGACATTTTTGTCCAAATCATATTCGGGTCGCCGGATTTCGTGCGTTGAACATACGCGTCGTAACGAGCAATCGCGTATAACGGTTCTTTGAAATCCGTTCGGATTACGCCAACGCGAGCCGCAACCGGCGGAGTCGATTCCAACCAAACGTCTTTCCAAACTCCGTCTTTTCCGCACCACCACGGTCCCTGTTGTCCGGCGTATTTCCCTGTTCGATCGGCGATTAAGCGAAATCCGTCAATCGAGGTCTGAATACGCATGACCTCGCGCTGCTCTTTTGAGTCCCACTGTTTGAGTGCATAGATCTGTCGATTAAACGGATCTAATCCAGTTCGCTTGCACTGCTGAATAAACAACGCAAGTTCATCATCAGTTGTGCCTTTTGCGATCGTTCGCTTGATGAGATCAACTTGATCTTTTGTGAATTCCGCTCCGATCTGTTTAACAGGAACGCTTTGAGTATCATTGTTTACTAATGTAGCCGTTGTCATTGATTCCCTCCTCCAAATGCAAGATTTGAATTGTGAGAGAACAATGTTAATAAAATATAAACATTGTCAAGCGAATTTATTAATATTTTATTAACTTTTGAACTGTTTTTGAAAGTTGTAGGATTCTTTCGAATGATGGATTTTGAATCTGCTTTAGCAACTGCGTAATTACAATAGGATCGATCCCACTCTCTCTCGCAAGAAGAGCTTGATTTCCTCGTTTGGATTCCACGAATTCCCGAATGTAATCCGTTAGAATTCGTTTGTCCAATTCCTCTGCTTCCAAGCAGTCGTCCCACTTGGCTATAATCTGATCCACTGACTGATTCTTTTTTGAGGACATTGGCTTTCTCTATTATCGGATTAATTATATTCTTTCTTAAATTGCCCATATCACGCCACCACCCTAATGCCGTACGATTTTTTAATGTCCTTGATAACCGCCGCCATTGCATCCGTTTCCGCTTTGAGAGTCAGCAGTAGCGCATCGCGTTCCCTGATCTGTTGTTTGAGATACGTGATTGTTTGACGATATTGGGTAAGGACTGCCCGGATTCGAGCGCGGTCTTTGCGTGCGCTTTGGCTATCCGATTTGCGTTGGCTCTTACGTTCGTCTGTGGCCAACCAATCGCACACATCCCTAACGTCCTGGGCGAGTAGTTCAAGACCGGTAGGTTGAACAAGTTCACGCAAACCGTTCATCTGTTGATCTGCCGAGGGTTGAGTATTGTGACGCATCATGCTGCACCTCCTAAATTATACAATTTACAGAGGGCAATTGTTTGGATAAACCAAACTTTGTCAAGAACTAAAGTTTGGAATTTTCTAACTTTATAGAGGCTTTCGCTAAAACAATCAATCGTTCGAGTGAAGGGAGGGGTTTGGTCGTGTCGGAGAGATGTGAAATTATCGAACGATTTATCCCGGTTTCCTTCGCAAGCAAGGCGGCATTTCCACGCGCAGATTGTAGAAACTTGATGATATGCTCGACTAGTACCTGTTTGTCCGAATCCTCGGAACTCAAGCACTCTTCCCACTTTTTGATTATCGTAGAAATATTTTTCTTCGGATCTTTGAACATGCTTCCTATCCATTATCGGACTCGATCCAATTTTTCTCAATTTCATTATGCAACCTCCTGGGTATGCCTGGGTGCTGCACTGGCCGCCTCGCGGAAAAACGCGATCGTCTCCGGATCAAAGCCTTCCGCCCGGAGGATCGCTATTTGTTCCTCCCGGTTCGGTCTGTAACCGTGGGCAAGTTCGAATGCCTGAAACGCGATTCGAACGCGGTCGGGCGTGTGGTAGTGTGGGGTCATTGTTATTCTCCTGTTTTTTGGTTGACCGCAAACAAACGAGGAGGTAAACAGAACATTAGGTTAAGGTTCAATTTACCTGCGAAGCCCGGTTGCAGCCGGGCTTTTTTATTTGGTGTCGGGTTGTTGTGGGAAATTAAATATTCAAATTCTAAGTATTTGTCAAGGATAAAATACTTAGTTATTGAATATTTTTTATAGTTTTGGCAAGCGTTAGGATGATTTCCATTCCTGGCGGGAATCCATTGTCGCGAACAAGATTCGAAATTTTGTTCTGTGGGATTCCACTGGCATTTGAAAGAAGCATTTGATTCCCTCTTTTCGCATCCACATATTCCCGGATAAAGTCGATGAGCATTTCTCGATCTGATTCTATCGTATCGAGGCAATGTTGACGCCGCAATATGATTTGATCGATCGTCTCTTTCTTGATTGCCATACTCTATTTCCATTGTCGTCATATCCGGTAAATCTCTCAAGCTGTTACTACCCCGCATTCCTGGGCCTTGACCAGGGGACGCTGATGGTTGATCATCAATCGCAGGTAAGCGCATTGAAACACTGCCATCAATCTGCGCATCCGATGCAGTTGCCCATCTACGTCGTATTGCCAAAAGCATCTCTCTATTTCTATGTTCGCCGAATTCATTCGTTGCCTCAGTTGTCCGATCCAAGTTTCTTCCGTGAAATCTCGACCGAAGCATTCTATGTTGTTTTAATATTACTCTTAGCTGGCTTTCTTGCTGGGGGTTCGCCCATGGTTTATGCCGAGATTCGATAGATATTGCAGAACCTTCGAATTCGAATATCTACCTGCTACGGTTCCACGCACGCAGTCGTATGAAATGTCTCTGATCGAAATCTTTACGTCTGATAGCGTGAGCCCACGTTTCAGAAGTTCAGCCTTGATTTGCTCAGGCGACATAACGCCACGCGGCCATTTTAACTCTTGATTTCCATCGCCTCTCAATTTATCTCTCCTGCATAGAGTCGTAGTGATGACCTCATGAGGACGACCATATTACGATTTATCGTAATAGTCAACACAAATTTACGAATTATCGTAAAGAAGGGATTATTTTTGATAACGCGTTTGCGAAAAGTTTTTGAAGAATCTGGGCTGAATCAGAGTGATTTCGCGGAAAGTATAGGGTTGAAACCATCGTCTTTTAGCGATTTGCTTTACGGTAGAGCTAAAAACCCATCTGTTGAAACGGTTAGTAATCTGATTAAAACCTACAATGTGAATCCATTGTGGCTCATGACCGGAGAAGGTCCGGAAAAAAACCCTCGTCATTCCCCTTCCCCTCTCTCAGAAGAAAAAATTAGAGAGATGGATCTGCATGATCGCAGAATGAGAAGGATTAATACAACACCCGGTGCGGGTGACACGATTGACGCTTTTCTTGCACTTAGCGAGAGAGACAGGGCTACGGTAGATGCGCTCGTTAAACAGTTAAAAAAATAAAAGTAAATAAAGATAATATTATGTCTCTTTAATGCGTTGTAGTTGATCAAAAAGATTGACATTGTGCTCTTTGTATTTCATTTTGCCAAAATCAAAAATAATATGACGTAGGCATGAAATGAATATCAATAAAGCCGTAGATAAGCCATTTGAAATGAAGAGATTATTGGAAATTGCGGATTCTCCTGTATCCGCGTTACAGGGGTTGAGTGAAGGTGATGCGGAATACCTTCAAAAAGCTTTTAATGTAAAAACAGTGCGAGATTTAGCGAATTTAAAGTATGTCAAGTGGGCCCAGTCTATAGTTCACTTAGCTGATACGGAACAATAGAGGGAAGTTGTATGGCGATCCCGACTAAAATACTTGAAAGAATTTCTTCCGGATTAAAGAAATTTCAACCAATTCTTACTTCCGCAAAAACCAGAGACGTCAACGAGTCTGATACGGTTGTAATTATAACCGACTTACTCTCTGAAGTATTTGGCTATGATAAATATTCTGAAATAACAACAGAGCATGTTATTAAGAAAACGTTTTGCGATTTGGCTATAAAGATCGACGGGAAGGTAAAGCTTCTGATCGAAATAAAAGCTATAGGGTTGGAATTGAAAGATGATTATATCCGTCAAGCTATCGACTATGGGGCAAACTCTGGAATTGAATGGGTTATTCTAACGAATGGGATGATTTGGCAAATATATAGAATTACATTTTCTAAACCTATAGATAAAGAAATGGTTTATGAAATAAATTTTTCTAATATCAATCCGAAAAATGAAAATCATATAGAACCTATATATTATTTATGCAAAGAAGCACTTGGGAAATCTCTTCTTGATGAATATCATTCTCAAAAGCAAGCATTAAGTAAATATTATATAGGTCAGATGATCTTAACGGAAACAGTTTTGGACGTAATCAAACGGGAATTAAAAAGACTTACTCCAGGTGTTAAAATTGAGAATGACGAAATTGAAGAAGTGCTTCGGTCTGATATAATCAAGAGAGATGTATTAGAAGGCGACAAGGCTACTGATGCTAAGAAAAAAATTCAGAAGGCTGCAAACACTTATCTTAGGAACTCTTCTCCTGCGCCAAAGAAAGAAAATTCTGTGTCTACAAATAATGAGCCGGTGATGGATAATGATCTTCCGAGTCCGGAACCAGCCTCGACTTGATTATTTTAGGAGGGATATGAAAGTTTTATTGTTTGGTTTAGTTTTGTTTCTTTCGTTTGAGGTGTTGTCTGGACAAGACGTCGAACCGGACGCAGAGGCAGATATAATTTTTTGCAAAACAAATGCTTCGGAATCAAAAGGTATTTTGCAAATTCAAATCGAACTACCTGAAAAAGATTTAAACAGTTATACAGACTTATTTCTTGAAACTGATGCTGGGACATTTCATAGCAAAAACAGAATATTCAAAGTTCCCCTTACGAAACTTCTTGAGCGTAGGCGCAGGAATTTGGTTGCAAACTTTTGGCTTGTGGCAATTGGGACAAACATTTGTAAAGTCGTCTTAGATCTTAATGATGTAAGAAGCAAACTTATTTCAAATCATTTAAAATCGATAGATTCGAAGAAGATAAACCTTAGAGATTTTGAATACATTTCAAACGGAATGGACTTTGAAGAGGTCGCCTCTTATTTTGGACATCCAGGTGAAGAGATTTTAAAATCAGAAGACATTGAGGATGACTTTATTTTTGGCAGGGCATGGAAAAACGCTGACGGTTCTCAGTTGATTGTTCTTTTTATGCGAAATCAGGTCTTTTCTAAAAACCACGTCGGATTAAAATAATTCATTTTTGAAGTATTCTTTTATTAATATGCAATTCTAAATGAAATATGAGGATGGATGAAAAGGTGATATCGGAACTGATTGAAGAGTGGGTTAAAGTGTGGGAGTGGCTCAACTACAACACATTAAAGAGACATAATATTATCTTTACTTACTTTAAAATCGTTATGGGGTCTAGTCTCTCCCATTGCGACAGCTATAATTTGACTCGGTGATGCGTGATCCTTGAGCAACCTGGTGCAAGCGTTGAAAGTTGTCCCATTCGTTCTTACATCATCGATCAATATGACACACCTCCCTGTCATTTCTTCAACATGACGCACTTCTAAATCTTTTACATACTCATCAACAGCAATCCTTTCTTTTTCTTTCTTAGACGAAACTCGATAAATTGCCTCTACGCATTTATATTTACTATCAGACTTACAAATGCGATTTACGAATATTATATTTCTATCATCCCTGTTCCTATTAAATTTAACACCTTTAGGTTGATCGTTATAGATAGGGTCATTTTTTGCTTTTGAGGACGGCACTGGTATTAAAATCGCATTCGATTCATTATGCAATTCTAATATATTATCAAGAAATTTCCTCATCCCAAAAACAAAAAATCAATGGCTTTATGCCTTCCTTCTTTGAAATCTAATATATTAGGGGAGTACGTAAGCTTACGGTACTCATCAACTGTCATAAATGAATTTTGTTTTGATTGCGTGACTGGAGTGAAATACCTGGCAAGATAACCATATTTTAGATTTCTATCATATACAGATAACTCCGAAGATAAACCAAGTATATTAAAAGAATATACAGACATGAATATCTTTTACAGGATTTGCTTTAAATGACTCAAGCTTTCTGCTACTAATGCTCCGCTTTTGATAAACTTAGAGACCCAATCGTAATCTTGTTCAACGAGTGATTTTGAAAAAATCAATTTTTTATGCAACCGCATACATTCTGCCGCCTGGTGTATAACTCCGGAGGTTTCACCTGCCTCAACAATAATAGTTGCTTCAGTCATCAAGGCCATCAATCTATTCCGTCTAGGAAAGAGATAAGTTCCCTTTTCTTCATGCGGAAGATTCATAGAAATGATTAATCCATTTTCCGAAATCTCCTCCGCTAAGAATTTATTTTCAGCGGGATAAATTTTGTGTATTGGAGTCCCGAGAACTGCAATCGTAGAATCTTTGGATACTAACGCTGTTGAATGCGCGACGGAATCGATCCCCTTTGCAAGACCAGACACCACTACATACCCTAGTCCAATAACTGCCTCCGTAATGAAGGCAGCCGTGTCTTTGCCTTTTTTGGATGGATTGCGAGTTCCTACAACGGAAACTGCTCGTTTTTGCAATAGCGCAGAATTTCCTTTATAAAATAGAGGAATAGCTCCGGACGATTTAGATTTATTTAATACAGAATCAAAAGCAAACCGTGTAACTTTAGCATCCACACGAAATAGATAATCACTATATTCTCTTTCTAGGAATTCTTGTTCTAACTCTTCCTTAGATTTCTGAAAATCGAAAAGCAATCTTTCGCCGGACGTGCGGCTTGAATTACGTTTTCTTGCAGTTGCCATTGTGCCCATCATAATACATTTAACCAAATTTACTACATGTTATCGCAAAGCTAGGACAAATTTAAATATGGCAAATATTACAATATTGGTCTTTTTATGTCACCTAATTTTTAACCTTATGGATTCAAGTAAAAATGGTTCTGCTTGAATCTTCATAAAATGCCTCAAGTATATCAGAATAATCTTCTCGAAATCATTACAAAAATTCAGGAGAAGACTACATAATAATAGCGTTTTTCAGCATTGAGTCGGTCGTCGGATATTTTTCGTAGAGTGCTTGAACTTTTTCTTCGTATTCGCGTTTATCGAACGGCCGCAAGGCTTGATCCGCGATTGCTGCCCTAAGTTGATTTGCGAAGTTTTCCTTGAAACCGAGCATTCGCAACGCCTTAAGAATTCCCGTTTCTGCATCAATTAGAAAGATCTGCAACGGAGGAGCAAATCCATCTTGAGCGATCTCAGGAAGCGCACGATCTTGCTCAGACGCAAAAAGATGTATAGAATACGGACAATCCGACCAAGGAAAATCGGGATAAAATTTATGGAGAAAGAATATTATATTTTCTTCATAAAGAAATCCGAAACTTGCAACACCGTTCTTAATAGATTTAATCTCGGATTGACCTAATTTTTTGAGAAACAACAATAGCTCGTGCGAGCCAGAGCGGCACTGGTAGCTATTCCCCTCTGGCCAGCTCGTCCGGCCTGGCGAGTAAAGTTTTCCGACTTCGTAGACGTACATAATTCCTATATCGTCGCGTTTCTTTCGTTAAGGGCATTGTATTGAATGTCCTTTATCGTACCGTTGTAAAGCACGCGAAGTTTAACTCTAAAATTCTGATATCCTTTCGAAATTCCTTCCACTGCAAAAATCTGAAAACGCATTACCGAATAGGCTATACCAACCAAGAAGGTAAACGTTAGGAGAAAGAAAGACTTAAACACGAGATGAGATATTACAATTCTCAGGGCTACATCACACTTTTGGCAAGAGATCCGCTTTCGATTTTGTCAATCACATCGGTCCCAATTGGATACATTGACTCTGTTTCCAATGCATCCGCGACTAATTCCAATGCTTGGGGACTCACGTAACGATAGATCAAAAAGTAATTAAAATTCTTTATAAACCTTCTATATGCTGGACCCGTATCGCTTGGAGTTTTCGATCTATCGTAAAGAATTGCCAAATACAATGCACAAGCAAACCATTCGTTGACCTGCTTCAAAAATTCTTTTTTCTCCTGAGCAACTTCTTCAATCAAATCATTTTTGATTTGTAACGGCTTCCTTCGGAAAACCCAGTAAGTCGTGAATGACGCAATTTTCTGAGAGTTTGTTTTCTCAATTTGATGAAAGTCTTTCAATCGCTTGATATCTGAAAAATAATCTAATAATATCTCTTGAATAAGAAGTTCGCTGACGAACACCTTGCCTTCAAGATTTCTTGATTTTATGAAAGTTTTAGCAGCCTCCAGGATAAACATGTGTCTCCTGAATATCTTATCTTCAGAAAATGCCTCAAGTATATCAGAATAATCTAATCTTTGATTCACTGGAGATTATTCAAATTTTCCGTAGGTTTCAAAAATCGCATCTTCAAAAGCTCTATCCTGTACAATTAGATTAAAGCGTTCGAGTGCATCCTCGTTTGAAAATTCTGGAGCTGAATTAGGTATAGTTCGCTTTCTCAATTTGCCACTTTTGATTTCTTCAATAAATCTTGCACTTGCCTGTTTCGTTTCTTCGCTAATCAGCCTATCGAGCCTATCTTGATATTCGTTCATATTTCTCGTTTCCTTTCACGGCCTATTTTTTATATATCGGTCGACTCACCGAAGTAGCATTATTCTATACGATAACTACACCGATTTAACCTAAAAATAGTATGTCATTATTGTCAATTCAATGATCCACAAAGCTATAAAATATTTTACCAGAGCTTTGTTTAGTCATAAACAGGTATTAAGTATTTAGCAAATAGTTACTTTATATACTTCTTATATTTATCAACTAAAAATAGGGCTCGCGTCCGCGCGTCCAAATCAGTTTTTAGCCGTAATTCAAGATCCGAATAGAGTAGGTTTTCTGCAAAGGCAACTCGTTGCCTTCTATAGTCCGATTCGTATTCTCTGGGATCAGAAAACTTGTACAGCGCGAGAACAAACCCGAGCGAAATTTTACTCAACAGAGGGACGTCCGCTCCGGACAGTAGATTCCATTTGATGCGAAATATGTTGTCCTGTACCATCGCTATCCCGATTATCACCAATCCAATACCCACCCCTATTGAGGAATAGTGCGCCAGGAATATACCACGCAACGGAAGAAAATATACAAAAAATATTGTAGTTAATAACGCCACCACAGTTCCGGAGGAAATAAGAATCGCACGTACCCTACTCGTCCCACCTCGGATACCTCGCCACATTACGCCAACGGAAGCAATAAAATACAGGGAACAATACACTATTAAAAGATGGTAATTTCCCGTAGGTTTGTAGGCAAATCTCGCCACGTCCTGAACCTCTGCAAACCTGCCAAAAAACACTATAACCAAAAAGTATCCGATACAAATTGCATTCAGAAACTTATTGATACTCGGTTCAACCCTGTGCGGCCGAAACGTACTATCAATCAATTTGAAAAAAAAATACGGTGCAAATATCACAGGCAGGAGAGCAATATTTAACGTCTGAATCCTCAGTTCCAGGGGTAGCAAAAACCTCAATCCCAGAAAACCAATCCAAGCGGCCAAGGCACAGCACAACAACAGAAACCACCTTCTCACAACACGACGCCGGGGGATTCTGTAAACGTAAATCCCCACGAACAAAACGACAAAACTAATACAGACCGCGACTTCCATTCAACATTCCTCAATACTATATGTATGTTTAGCGTTTATTCAGCCCTTTAAATTGCACTATTTTTTTCTCATTTTCGTTTTACTAAATGGCGAAAACATAATACTAACCAAATCAACACATGCGCAAAAATTGAGTTAAAAGTTTTCCATAGTCAAATCAAAAAATTGACAGATTGGTAATTTTTTAATGTGACATAATATTATAATATGCTAAATTTAAACCAGATGCAACGGCTCAAAGAGGTACTGAAGGAGACCGGACTCAAATCTAAAAATCTTGCGGAGATCCTGGAGACGGATCCCGTGTCATTTTCGAGATACGTAAACGGTAGGCGGGATATCCCGGTCGAGATTGCGTATAGATTACAAATCCAATTTGCCTATTCCGCAATTTGGATTTGTCTAGGCGAGGGGAACAAAAAACTTTCGAAAAACTTCTCGGACGGACTCACTCCGAAACAGCTCGCTACCGTCGCAGAGTTCGAACAAGATCGAATTCTATTGCACAGGATCAACGCAGTTGGAGCACGTGACCTAATTGAACGAATTGTAGAACTCAAGAAGAAAGATCGAGAATTATTACGAATTACGTTCAATCGTCTTTTCGAGAAAAAATCTGAATGATTCTGTCTATGTATTCCTCAATGAGCGTTGTGATGTTGTCCTGATCTTTTTTTACATCGTCAAGAAATTCGATAAACAGAGATTTTAGTTCGCGTCGTGCATCCATCGTCGGACCTCGAATTATCCGACGTATACTTGAACTGAGATTCGAGAGAACGGGCGATTTTTACTTTTGCTACAATTGACACGTCCGGGAAATGCATTAGTCTTTCATAATGCACAAAAGGCGAACTGGAAATAAATTATTTAATATCTTCAATGTAAATGTAATTCGCGCTCTTATTACATTCGAACTTCATCTTAATATAAACAAGCGTAACATTTTCTAACAAAAATGGAAATTCACCCCGCTCCATGTGCACTTTAATCGGATTTAATTCTTCCACAAAAGTACGATATGCAGAACGGAAATCTTTATCGTCTTTGATCCGATCCCATTTCTTTCGTATGGAGGGATTTATTAACGTTTCTGCTTGCACACTAAATCAAATATCTGCAAGGATATATTTGGATCTGTCTGGCAAAGTGGAAATTTTTTTTGGGGTTATCATTTTTAATGCTGATTCAAAATCTTTTGTCCCCATGTAATATCTCAAAAATTCCTGCTTTTCTTTCGTAAAAGTTTTATTTGCAACATCTATTAATATCTCTTTGCAAAATTGATACCTAAAATTAGCACTTGGTACGGAATCATATTCTGCAATATATTTCAGAGGCCCCGCTGTCAATGTAACTTGTCTATTTTCGGAAACAGAAATCATTACGTATAAGATGTGTTTCAATTCATAAAGTTTCCTTGCGAAAGGTATTTCGCTTAAAAGAGAAACAAATTCTATCGGAAGTTTATCTTTATTAATTGGATGATTGAACCAAAATGACATTAATTCTACATCGTCAGAATCTTCTGACTTTCTGAGCCATTTCATGTGTAACTTACCAATCACATAGATTTTGAGTAGGCGCACTGAGTTCAATCGTTCCATATTTTGGATGAGGCATTTTTCAAACTTATTTTTTTCGTTAAGATTAAAATAAACCATTGCTAACGCCGCAATATCTTGCTCATTGGCTGTTCCGTTAGATAACATTGATTCAAAAGTTTTTTTATATCTCAATAAGTTAAAATTATCCACAGTAGGCTCTGCTGAATAATACAATCTACTAAGCGCCTCCTCTGACAATCTAATGGCCTTAGCCGTGGAATGATGTGTAGTCATATTTAGAGTTTATAACTTTTATAAAATTTTTCGAAGGTTCTAAAACAACGGAACTGCCAGTGTTTGTTTTGCAGCAATCCCCTACCCTCTTTAATTTAGACGGGACTCTCTCTATTTATCGCCTGTTCTGTAAAATCCCTTGTCACAACAATCGTGCAAACTGAAGATTTTTCCCACTATACCTGATCAGAATGGATAGGTATAGCGACACTATTCGACTATTCACAATTGTAAACTCGTTTTCAACATTTTGTCCCAAAGGACTATGTCTCATTTTTTACTTTATGGACCGCGTAAGATAATTTTCCGCTTTTCGGAAATTGAATTATTTTGAATTTTTTCCATAATGAAAAGATCCACTCTCGCGAAAAGACCTAGGGTTGCCTGTTTTGTTGCACACAAGGGCGGCGTCGGAAAAACGACAGACGCAATGGGCCTCGGGCAAGCACTTGTAGCGCTTGGGAAATCTGTTCTTCTCATGGATTTCGAAGAGAATAATAATGCGACCGATGTAACTCTCTCATATCATCCCGATTACCCGAGTCTCAAAAAACGAAATTGGTATACGGTTCTGGCTGGTATTCACACTATAAAGGAGGCGATCTGGAAAGGATCTCCTCATGGTTTCGACGTGCTCCCTACCGTCGGGCTCATAGAGGGCGCTATCGGAATGTTTAACAGCAACCCGGGACTTGCTATACTGCTCTCAGAAGAAATCAAAACCCTCGGTTACGATTTTGTAATTATGGATCTTAGCCCGTTAATAAATTCAATTACAGAATTCGCGCTCTACAATTCAGACATAATTCTTGCCCCAGTTGCAGAGGACACTCAGGGGTTGGCCGGTATTTCGAGAGTACTAAAATTCTATAAAACCAAAGATCCTAAATTTAACCCTAAACTCCGAGTCGTGCGAAGCAACATTTCACCTGCAAAAGAAAAGTTTATGCTCCAGCAAATTCACATACAAAATTTAGAAGCGACCGAAACCGTGATTTATAAAAGCCGAGCTTTCCTCAATGCTAAAAATGCAAAGGAGCCAATCTCCATTAAAGATAAAAGTTTTGGCATCTTCATCGACTTTGCCAATGAAATTCTCAGGAACGTTGGATGAAGAAAAAGAAACTCAGCCAACGGGAACGCATAGAGCGTGCAATGGCGCAAGAACATGCGGGTAGCGAAACGGAGGTTATTACCCAAAACAATTCTCTCTCAACCACCGATCCCATCGCTGAGAGAATTTTAACTCTTGCCGAAACTGCTGACAATCAAGTAAGGGGCGCCGTCCGTTCCTACATTGCGATTGGGAAAATGCTTAAAACTCAACGTGACTCCATGGCACACGGAAAATTTATGAAGTGGTTCGAGAGGCATATTGGGCCAGAATCTGGCCGAGATCATTCTTTCACTTATCGAATGGGGGCCCGATATATAGAAATGGCCGAAGAAGAGGATTACGTTCTCTCACTGGGACAGATTTCCCAGCGAAAACTTCTCGTAGCACTGAAAGAAAAACGAGAAGTTGCGCGCACAGAAAAAGCACTCAATGAAAATTCTCCAAAAGCTAGAAAACTTAAAGCCGAATCCATTCGCCAACGAAAACACAACGGAGAAAAAATCTCCACGAACGAGGCGGAACTTGTCCGTGAATATTTAATATCCATCAGGAAGGAGAAAGAAACGAAGTTTTCGCTTGAACTAAAGGCAATTGATGATGAAATCAAAATCTTTTCATGATTAAATTGGACACGCGTGTCCAATTTAGGATCACAATTTTTTTCTTTCCCAGTTCTAAAAAATAGTACCCAAAACTGTAAGCCCATATTATTGTACCGAATAGATCTCATCCGAGATTCGGTGTTCAAAGGCCTGCCTAGATGTGGTAGTCGAAGCAGGTCGACTTTCCTAAATCCCAATAATAAAACTATGTCTCATTTTGTGCTTGACATTTGTCTGGTACGATATTCTAGTCCTGATCATCTTAGGCGACATAACTAAGAAAGGCCGCTACCACTTAGGCCAAAACACCGAATCGAGGACCTCCGAACAGGCTCCGCGCCTAATCCATGTCCCCGATGAATAGAGTAGGGTAAACTATTTATCGTGCTGCGCCCGCGGTATGTCCGGCACTGTAAAAAGGAAAAAGTTCGTGGAAGAAAATTTGTCTTTCGGCGAGTTCATACCTCGCGCTGTAATCAACACAAAGCTCTCGCGAGGACTCCGAGACGTCCTCGCAAAAATCACGTTGCTCGACATCGCTGGCCGCTGCACCGATCACGGCGGATGTTACGCGGGGAACGAATATATAGCAACAGTCCTCGGCATGGCGACCACAACGGTGGCAAAATATATTTCTCGTCTTCGTAAAGACGGATTCATCGAACAAATTTCTTTCGACGGACGAGTCCGCGTAATCCGGTCAACTCTCCACGATGCCGTCGTCATGGAACGCGCACAGTACAAGCTCTCAAAAATAGCAGAAACCCATCCTAGTCAGAATGGTACGGCAGGGCAGGGCAGGGGGGTACAACCGGTACAGTCTGCCAAAGACAATCGTTCCGCTCCTGTACGTACTAAAGAGGTACAAAAAGAAATAATATATAAGCGCGCAAACGCGCCTACGCAAAATAATTTGCGACAACCAACCTGGGAAGAATTCAAATCATGGGCATTTGAAAGACTAACTCGTTCCAGTATAACAATATTAGAGAACATCAAAGTTGAACGGAAAGAAAACGAGTTACTATTTATTAGTCCGGTTCCTGAATCGCTTCAAATTATTATCAGAAAATATTTTTCGGAAGAAGTCAAAACGCCAATCGCAGTAACATTCGAGACAATGCTGAATGAGGGGAGGGCAGCCTAATCTATGGCCTTAAAGGATTACATTCCAAATCGATCTGGTTCGACGGATTGCAAGTCATGTGCTGGTGTTGGGTTTGATTTAATTGTAGGCCCGACAATGAGTACATTTTCATTGTGTGATTGTATCTCGGAAAGCTGCCCTTGTGGTGGAAAAGCTCCCTGGTTAGTGTATGAACCCACAAAGCGCACAATGGTGTCATGCGCTTGCAATGAGGCACGAATTAATATGGAACATTACGAACGCCTTTTTAAATATTCTGGTATTCCCCCAAAATATCGATTTAGGACTCTCGACAAAATGGATCATGATTCGAGCATTGGAGTGTCTTTTACGATCGCACACGATTGGGCGAGTGAACTCGTTATAAATTGGAACAATGCGAAATTACTACCACAGGGATTATTTTTATGGGGCATTCCGGGCACAGGGAAGACACTCCTCGCATGTGCTATACTAAACGAATTGATCTTTCGGTATAAGACAAACTGCAAGCACGCGAAGATCAACCGAGACTTTCTCGATAGGATTAGAGATAGTTATCAGAAGGGTTCCGAAATTCATGGGATGGAAAAAAATATAGAACGAGAGTTTGCAGAGGTTGAAGTGCTTGTGTTAGACGATTTCGGAGTTCAGAAAGAATCCGATTGGTCAAACTCAAAGCTGTACGATCTAATCGATGCAAGATACGAACAGGGAAGGATCACGATAATTACCTCAAACAATCCACCCTCGGATCTGAAAGGGCAGGGTTCAGGCAGGGTCTATTCTAGGCTCAGAGAAATGACTTGTCAAATTCACCTAAACGACGTGGCGGATTATCGGGAGAAATTAGCCCTACAATAAATGTTTTTTAGATTTATGAAATCCTGTGATCGTTGGAGAAAGATAAACTCCCCATACGGGGAGAAGTTTGCTTAGTACAATCTTATAAGGTTCAACCTCATTAGTATCA